GTCCTCCAAGTTTTCGTAACATCCCTCTGTTGAATTTCCTCAATTGGCCTTCCCGGCTCAAAAACTTGGTTGCGCAACGGGAAAGGACGGACACCAGCCAAACCTTCCGCAGTGATTTGCTTGGTAGACTCAGCAGCATGTTGCGTCTCTGTCATGGCAATAAGGTTTACTCGACCAGCCAAACGTGCCTGTAGAATTGCAGCAGCAGCAGCAGCCAAAGAAGCGTTCGTTATTGTATCGCCATCCTCAACCATCTGGTTGCGAGCATCGTTTAGTGCTGATTCCATCTCGCGCTGATTGGTCCGGGTTATTTCCGATGCTTGAACCGGCGCTGTGTCGTCACGCCACGCAAGTAGCGCAAGCTGAATAATTTCATCAGTCGTTTCTTGTTTGACATACCACCATCGAAGCGATTTCTTGCCATTCTGTAGTGCAACTTCATCACGGAATGACTTTTGGACTCGCTCATAATGACCTTGTAATGTTGCTTCCCAAGTGGACACATATTTATTGGCTGGTTGTGGTGATCCGGTGGCAGCTACACTAATACGAAAGTCTCCAGCCATACGGCGGAATGCTGATCGAATTTCACGCTGAAATGTATTTTCTAGCGCAATCTTGCGGCGCAATTCATCGACAGCAACATCAGTGTTTCTCTTTGTTTCCGTGCAATAACCGCAACCACAAGTCATTCGCCAACCTGCCTACGTAGTTCTTCCTCGGTGAAGTCGTTGTCAGCAAACAAATCTTGACCTACCGGAACCAAAGTTGCTGGCTGGTATAGCGTATCACCACCGTCAATAGGCTCAAGGTTTGGCTGTTTGGCGCGAAGCTCGTTAATGGTGTAGACGCCAATCTCTTTCATTTTAGAAAGCTCATCAAGTCGTCTTGTCTGCAACGCAGGGATTGACTCTTCGTTATAGGTTAGCGTGAATTTATTTAGATCAACACCGAAACGGGGGAACAAAAGACGCTCTAGACCGTCCATGATCTTCTGGTAATTAGGCAAAACAGCTCTATCGTACAGAAGACCTATCGACGTTTGAAGATTATTAAATGTTGACGCATCTTGCGACACAAGAGGCAACGGGACTTTATAGCGGTTATAGATCGACTGCCTAGCAACTTCGTCAAGATTCGCATAGTCCATATCCTTGTTTGAGAGACCAAGCTCCTTGAAGTCAGCAGTTACCATCTCACCATCAACACCAGCAACCATTACCTTACCGGCATTCCCGGAACCAGTAAGCTGCTCATTGATGGACTGACGTGCTTTTTCTAACTGTTCTTGGCTGGTTATCCCGTTAAGCATCACAAAAGCAGAAAGACGAGCGCCGTTCTCCAATAGCTTCAGGTTGTGATATTTACCTTGAATCTGTTGACGCGCCTCTAGCGCCGCCGCCTCAAGAGGGCTATCGCCGAAAGAATTGTCAGTGCGGCTGGAATACCCGCGAATAATGTAAATCTCTTTCATGTCGCCAGAATAATAGCGCCATCCTTTAGCGTTCTCGTTTAGATGATACGATCCGCGACCAACACCGTTCATTACACGGTATCCGCGAGGGTAAACCTCAGTCGTGCTCAAACCGTTAGAGCTAACCTCACGGGGATTTACAGCCCACAACTCCACAGGCTTGCTGTTAACATTACCAGCAGCGAAAACGGTAGCGTTATGAGTCAAAAGCCAATTACGAGCAAGTTGTCCCAAGAAATCAGTTTGGCTCTCAATTCCGTTTGGGTTCCTAAGCAAGTCAAGCACAGGACTTTCTGAAATAATCTTGCCATCAGAAGACTTGATTACTGGGTCAATAAACTCAATCTCATCTGCAATTGCATCTACAGCCGTAGCAACAGAGCTTGCAGAACGATAGAAAACCATTGCCTGACTTGCTTGCAAGCCAGATCCACCATTGACAATATAATCTAAGAAAGAACCCCGGTCGAATGACCCAACCGGGATTCCTACAGTTTTAGTCTCTGTGACTACTTTTTCTTTTCGTTTGAAAAAATCAGTGAAGCCCATTACCGGCCTAAATTTGTTTGTTTGCTATAGCGTCTAGCATTTTCATTTATATTAGACCGTGGGTCAAGGGTTTAGTTTCACAACAGATCGTTAAGTGAAACGTAGATTGCGGCTTGTTGTTTATTCATTCTTAAAATCCTTTGACCAGACAATCTTGATTCTTTCGATGATATCCACACAGAACTCACGCCACAGCGCATTAAGGCAACTCTTCACCGAGTTAAACAAGTCAACTGACAAGAGAAGGACACCAGCGACAAAAAGAATTGGCACCGAAACGATGAAAGAAACAGCAACAGCAGGAACAATAGCAGCCCTGCGCAACCAGACGTTCTTGATTTTTCGGATTGGTAGTTTCATGACCCGATCTCCTCAGTAATATTCTTCTCGGCCATTGAAATCATCGCCATATCGTATCTACCAAACTTTCGTTGAGAAATAGAGCTATGACAGATGCAGGCAAGAGCGCCACGTAGATTTTCAGAGATATCCATTGACAGGATTCCGTCTCTCATTTCATCTGTTACCTCAAGACTAGAAAGAACTCGGCTTTTATCCTGCTTGATAAACTCAATATATTGCAGGGCCTTTCCTAAATCTTGGTCCTTTGTGCCTTTATGATTGCACCGATATACATACTTAAACGCGTTTCCGTGATTGAAATCCATGTGCCGCGTGTATTCTATGCACTCTACATTCCCAGACGTGTAGTGATTCGGGTTTTTAATAGCGTCTTCTCTCATTTCAACATCTCCGGTGTGATAGAAATACGACCAACCTCGCCAAACTCTTTGTGATAGGTGATTACTGCGGCTTCACGACCAGAAATCCAACCTCCATTAGCCGCATATGCATCACTCGCCGCCATAGTGCGATGCTGCTCAACAATCATTAGGTTGGTTTCTTTTAGCTCTCGGCTATGAAGGTGTCCAATGTGGGCATAGCTGTATTTAGTGCGGCCAAACACTTCACGGAATTTTGCGGTAAACACATGGTCTACATTCGCAACTTTGCGTCGGTGCCCATGGTGGAAGAATAGACTGGTTAGCCCGTGCTCATAGCAATAGTAAGTTCCAGCATTCGTATCAACCTCAACACGAGGCTCAGTTTCATAAAATGCATGGAAGAACTCACGTAGCCATGACTCGCTTGCTGGATCATGGTTAGCGTCACACATTTTAATATGAACGGTCTTGTATTTTACAAGCATCATATCTACTACACGGCGTATTACACGGATAGCAACACGGCAAAGACGCTGGAAACGTGTGTCAGCATCAACAATATGCTTGCTTGTTGGTGTTACCGCGTCATAGCCGTCCCAGTGCAGCAGATCGCCGACGTTAGCCAGAATGCCCACCTCAGCATTCGGGGATTGATTTAGAGCCATTGAAAACCACTTGTAAATCATCTCCTCGGCAAGCTTCATATCCCAATCTTCGCCAGACTCCTCGTGCCAAGCCATCATACCAAGATGGTAGTCCGTCAAGATGTGGCAATTGGCTAGATTTGAATTTTGTTCGTTAATGTGGTCTTTGATGTAAGGAACGTAAAGAGGAATATCCCCCTTCATCGCCTCAATGCACTCACGCATCAATTCCAGTTGACGCTCGTGATCAATGCTCGTTTTTTCCCACTTAAGTTTAATGTTCCCCTCGGAGTCACGAAGCACAGACTGGCCGGTAAATTTAAACCCGTCAGCGGTCGGGGATGTCATGTCATGCTCAGGAGAATAACCTTTTCTTGCCGCAGCATTCTTTAGGCTTTTAATCGCCCCTCGTACAGTGCTTTCGTTCACCCCCAAGTGCTTTGCTGCTGCATTTGCACTCCCAAACTCAACCACGTTATCAACGTACATTTTTTGTTTATCTGTGGCGAATTGTTTAAGGCCAATAAGAATATCTTTCTCACGGCCAAATGGCTCTGTTTTTCCTCTGGTCAAATCACTCTCCCTTGAACTTGAATTCGCATTTACCTGTATCTGGCGCGCAGTCCCAATAAGCAACTCCTGCGTCTATTGATGCATCTTGCACATATTCACCACCTAAAATAAAACCTACTAGAAGGCCAAAGATAAAGAACAAACACCATCCCATGAAATCAAGCAAATCACTCTCCTACAAAACCCAAATCACAGAAACCCAACCAAATACCGCCGCACATCCCAGAAACTCTGCATATGAATGCGGACCATCAAGGTATTTGTTTGTCGGAACTTTATATCCATTAGTATAGACGACATTCGCCAGAAGGTAAACGACAAAAAGCGTCAACCCGCCACCAACCATCATTAGAGACGGAGCAATGAAACCTGCTGGATAAATCATCGTGTCGAACGCAACTGCCACCAAGAAGACAACAGAAGCCGAAACGAGGTAGCGATTTGGCATTACCTTCCAGGACAAATCAGGTCCGAACTTATGACCCGGAATGAAATACAGAATCATGTACGCCGCAACCACCAAAGTTACCCAAATATCCCCATAAGGCCATGCTGCCAGAACAGCAAACGGAACAGAGAACAAAATAGGAACAAATCTTGGCAGATTGTCACCAATTCCAATTCCACGACGGAATACACCGCCACCCAATGCGCATAGTGCTACGATTAGCCATTCCATGTTATTTCTCCGTTAGATTTTTGATGTATGAATTCAACTTTGTAACAAGTTCTTCATACTGGACAATTTCATCCTGAAACTTCTCAATCTCATCCGCCGCCTGATGGCACATAGATCCATCGTAAACTCCATCAGATGTGTGAACCTTTGTCACTTTACGCAGAAGTTCGGTTTTCATTTCCCCCTAGCCTCCATCATGGCGTCTGCGATTTCATAGGAACGATTAGACATTGTTTGCGGATCATTATTCATTCCGTAACTTCCGCAATACGAACACATGCCATTCAAAGCCTTCGCCGCGAAATAGTCACGCAACGAAACTCCATCAGATTCTATTTTTCCGCCATCAACAAGCGCATCAATACGCTCAATGGTTCTGTCAAGGCGTCGGCTTACTCTCTCAAGTCCATCAACTTTACGTTCCATCACTTCCTCATGCTAATCCAAATAAACACCACCAGAACGATGGCGCACAGTATTTCTACTAGTTTGTTACGCATCACACCAAACACGTTCATATAACATTTCTAGTGTTTTACGTTTGCTTGGCGTATTTGATGACCATTTACGATCATGGTACAGATAAAAATCAGTTATGCATCTGCCACTGAGATGACATTCTATTGTCTTAATTCCTTTCACGTAAACACCACATTCGGCTAGCTCGTCAAAGTGATCAACCATCACTCATCACCAAGCAGCTTGTTTAGGTGGTCGCGGAGTTCAACAACCTGATCTTTTGGCAGATAGTGGACGCCGACTGAGTTTACAAAAACATCAAGATCGTCATCAATATCAAACCTATTGCCAAACTCCATTGTTTTGGGGATTTCGTATTTATCATCAATAGTTTTCATCACACCCTCACTCAATCAGACCACGGGAAAACTTGTTTTCGAGATACTTCTCGATACCTGCAAGCATCTCAGGATTAGGCTCAACCCATTCGGACTCGCCATTCCAAACCACACTCTCAAGCGACACATAAACATCTTCGATCTTTTCAATGTGTGATTCACGATCATATCCGCAACCATCTGTTACGATTGTAATTCGTGACTCGCAATCGACACTGATGCAGAGCCATTGCCCGTCCGCATCTTTAACCGGCATCTTGTAAACGCCATCGTAGTGAACTGTTTTGTAATCTTTAGACATCTCAATCTCCTTTGTTGATGCCCCATATTACCGCACTGACAGATAGCGTCAACTACTTTTTACGTTAATTGTCGTTATTTTATTGTTGACGGTGCGTGGCGTTGTGTTATGCTGGGGTATCGGAATTAGGAGAATAGCGTTATGACCTACAATGAAGCAAAGAGGGCGCAGCTACTTGGCACAAGGGTTGTTGTTAGCAATTACGGTGAAATTGTCCACATCGGCATTATCAGCAAAGTTGTTTTTTGCCGTGGATCGTGGATGGCTATAATCGATGGGTCTGCATTCGATATTGAATTAATCGAAGAGTATTGATTAAGATACCCCTTGTCTTGCCGTCAAGCGCCGTATAATATGAAGCATCAATGGAGGATGTGATGTCAGACGAACAAGGCCTGAAAGGCTGGCTTGATGAAAACTACATAGTTGGATTTGGCCTATCAGAACCGATAATCGAAAAAGAAGATAGAAAAGTATCTATCGTAGTTCGGCTATACGGCGGCAGGAAGTCCATTGATGTTGTTGTTGAGGAGAAAAACGATGAAACATCTAACTAAAGAAAACCTGATCTTATTAGTGTCCATGACCGCGCTTATGTCGGTGATGGTTTCGTTTCCAGATGTGTTTTAGGAGATCGTGATGATTAAATTCAAGACAGAACAAGGTGAGTATACTTCCCCGCGTAAGGGGGATTATGTGTTAGCCGAGAATATGCCCACACAGGACAAGCACGAGGCTGTTGTGGATGCATTTGAGAAATGTGGTTGCGTCCATACCTATTGTGCTGACTGGGGTGGCGTAGACAGTGATGGGGCAGAGTGGGACCGTGTTCTATTTACTTCCAGTTTGTTGACTGGTCTGCCGTGCGCAACTTGGGCAGTTAATAGCATCAATTGTGAGCGCCGCATCATTCCGGTATTCGAAGAAAAGAAGCCGCTTATTGAGGCTTTGAAGCCGGGTATGCGGGCTAAGATTAATCCGCATGGGCTTGAGGACATGATTGTTGAGCATCGAAACGGCGCTATCATGGTGGTTGATGACAGCAACCCTGATCGGTACGTGTCTAATATCTCTTACCTTACCACCACAGACTACGAAATCATCGAAGGAAAGCCGGGTGTTTGGGGGCCTAGTGGAGGAGATTATGGATGGCAGGTTGACTTCATGTTTGAAGCCTTTTCGCTTGAAGGAACAAAGTTTAAATCAGCACTTCGCACAAAAAAATCAGCCGAACACAAAGCCAAACTGGACCGTGTTTACACCGAGATTTTGAATAGTGATGGGTATGGTGAAGGTGATGGTGAATGGGCTATTTACTGGAACCCTCGCTACAATTTGTTTATGGCTGAATGGCGTCACTGCCATCCCATTATGGGTTTCAGTTTCGACACACTCAAAAACGCCAATGAAGCTGTATGTCGTGCGAATAATATCATTCGTGAGCTGTCAGAAGGGAGCGAACAATGAGCATTAAGGATGGAGACAAGGTAAAGATCATCAAGCAGGGTGTGCATAACAGGAACCTAAGCACGGGTTGTGTTGGTTGGGTAGTTCGTGTTTGCAATGCTATTGTTCTGGTCGAATCAGAAGATAAGAACCAACTAGTTTGGTTCAATGTTGAAAATGTTTCCTTGGAGAAAGACGTGAAGAAAACACTTTTTGAGGCTGCTTGCGAGGCGGAGGATGGTACTGAGTGGAAAATGTCCAATGGTCACGTGTATCAGAAGATGATTGGCAATATTTACCACAAAGACAGCGGTTCAATTGCCTCATACAAAGACCTCATTAAAACCGACTTCGAGCAGCTTACGTCCGGGCCGAAGAAGAGGGATGTGCAACATGAGGGAAGGGTTCATTACGTTCCAAGTGATATGGTCCCAGAGATTGACAGTGCTTTTAGCCTTATAAAACGACTTGCAATCTGGGAAGGTGCGCAGATCGGGAAGCCGGGGTATGCGATGGAGATGGTTATGTTTAATGGTCAATCATCTAAGTTTGAACCGTTTATGCGGAAAAATCCCGCACCAATTACGGTCACATTCAAAACCAAAGAACAATGCGAAGCAGCATGGAAAGCAGAGTGCCCGGAGATGTTCGAATGAGCATGGAAAATAAAGCTGTAATTGTTGGTGATGCGCACTGCAAAGATTGTGAATGGCCGGTAATACAGGCTGAATGGTCAGGGTGGAGTGACTATTGGGGATATTGCTCCAACAAGTCATGCAAGAATCATCATGGCGAACCTTGGGGCCAGTGTGATCCTGAATTTGTGGGGAGAACATGACCGATAGACAGTTTTACAGAGAATACGGAGTTGTGTTCAATCGTGATTACGGCGACTTTGCTAAAGCTGGCGTTATGTATAAGGTTATGCATAAGCCAGGAATTGGCGATGTTGCATTGTGTGGGGATGTTGAATTTCCCCTGCTCAAGGTTGACCGTCTTCGCTCGTATGGAAACACCTTATTTTTCGAAAAAAGCGCTGACTTCGATTATGAGTACGAGATTGGAGTGCGGCGCATAGATTTCACGATTAATTTTACGGCACTTGATGATGAATGATCTTGTAACACCACTTCAATCAGCATGGGCAAAAGCAGAATGTGAGGCCCGTGATGCTGAATGGGAGGATGCAAGTAACGCTAATGCGCTTCGTGTCAAGGCTGACAGGATGAAGGAGCGTCTGGATAATGGTGAACTTTATGAGGTGGCGTTTTGAATAAGATTGAAAAAATTAGGCAGGCAGTAGCAGATTACATGCGGTCTGAAGGATGTAGTTGCTGTCGAGATACTGAGGCCCACGAAATCAACGCTGAGAGGCTTGGAAGGCTTCTTGGTGTAGGCCCGTACAAAGACGGAACCGGATATGATTTCAGCCAATACCGTAGCGAAAAATGATCACCTACTACGTAAACAACATCCCTAACGCCAAGATCAATGGCGTGTCTATGTATTGTGCTGTCGAATCCGGAAAGCCTGTCTGTTATGGAGGACGGTTATATACCGATTCTCATTACGTGATGACAGGTGATTTTAGCTGGGTGCTTGGACTAAATGCAAATGGAAGGCCGGTGTGTCGATTTGAACGCGTGCCGTCTCCAATTTTAAACGAGCGACACTGGATTACTGAATCATATGAGGCAAAGGATTGAATGATGAAAGTTCAGGTTTGGTATGATGTAAACAGAGGTTCATCAAGTGGGTTTGCAACCGTGGAAGAAACTGAAGTTGTTTACTGTAGAACAATGACCTTTGACGAAACCGGAATTCGGTTCTTTGATCGGCCTCCTCATGGTGGGAAAGATGTGATCAAGGAATTCTTCAAAAAATATAATAGATTTCGGGTCTTGAATTACTAGCTATTAACAACAGAACAACCAAAAGAAGAGGCCGGTTGATCCGGCCTTTTTCTTTATTCGTACAGGGAGCAGAAGTCGTGTATTGATGTGAACCCTGACAATCCCATTAGTGAAGACTGACCAAAACCAACCACCGCAGGGAACACGGCTGTAGACAGCCCGATCAACTCACCATCATCATCAAACACCGGCCCACCAGATGATCCGGGTCCAATATCAGCATCAAAGACATACAGCTTTACCTTTTTTGCATCGAACATGCTTGACACCACACCGTCAGAGATGACCCACTCAAGTCGCATAGGGTTACCCATTGCTGTTACGCGCTCACCAAACTCAGGCTCGCGGCAATCAATCTTTGCTGGGTCGCTATCGACTGGATCATCCATCTTCATCACAGCCCAATCCGACCCTTCGCTTTTCGCCACGACCTTTGCTGGCCGCTCTGTGCCATCCTTAAACTTTATCGTCTTATCACCGGGAGTATCCGCAACATGACGATTGGTCAAAATTAAACCCGGCGCGATTAACACACCGGACCCGTGACCGTTCTTACCCTGAACTTTGACAACCGTAGACATTAGCTCTACATAGTCAGGCGGTTTTTGATATTCATTAGATTTGATTGCACCATAGATAGCCGTGACAGCCACAGCACATCCTAGCGCGTACTTAGTTAGAGTTTTCATCTTATTTCTCCAGAAGTAAAACCTCTATAAGTCTACGCCTATTGACGAAATGTGCAAGGAAAAAGGCACCCCGCTAAGAGTGCCTGAATGGTAGTCCCGGTTGGATTCGAACCAACTCTTTGACCCTTATGAGGAGTTCGTGCTGACCATTACACTACGGGACCACATATCACTCCACCCCCAAGCCGATTGATTGAATTGCGTGCAACATTTCAGCTATACAAATATCCTTAGTGTTCTGCGATCTTGTTTTAAAGCAGCCTTCACCTTGTGAATAATCAAACGCTGCCTCAGCCATCACCTCAACCTGTTCTTTGGTGAGTTTGCCGGAAATGCCACGCAAAGCAACAAGTGATCCATTGATAACTGCTGTGTTCGTCAATCCAACGGTTCCATCAATCGGCTCAAAAGGCCAATTCGATGTATCTTCTACAGGAACAGCCGCCAGCTTCATTTGCCTTCCTCCGCTGCAATAATGGCAGATATAAACCCAACCCTAAATTCTTTAACCGTTCCCTCTGAGACGCTGCAATCTTGACATCCTTATGGATCGAGCAATGTAAGGTCTGCGTATCCAGACCCTGTATACATCATCCCATCAGTCGATTCCTTGAGTGCGGATATGGCGGCTTTGGCATCATCAGAATAGTTAACCCATAAACAGTCCACAACAATACGACAATCAACGTAACACGTCAACAAGAAAAAGGCGAGAAATTAATCCCGCCTTATAGTCGCACGTTGCACTACATCATCTTATCAATAATCATACCCGGTGCAATGAGACACAAGTTTATACATCTTGTCATATGTCATGGTGTTAGTTCTGTCATCCTCAAATTCGAATCCTATTGTATCCTCAATCCTCATCATCCACATTTCACCGCTAAAAGTTATGCATGTGTGTATCTTGTCATTTTGAAGTGACGATCCAAAAATTGATCCATAGTAGAACCCAGCTCCAATGCACGATACTACGACAAAGGCACCAACTAGGTAATCACGAATGCTTTTGATTGTTTCCATGTAAATCTCCTTATACAGAAACCCTACACACAACGCCATTAAACGTCAAGCGAAGAAACCGCCGCTGCGACGAACAGCCTCAAGCGCGTACCGGCAAGCATCAATGACGTGGTTCTTTTTGTCCTCAAGGATCGGCGTTATATCGCCTGTCAGTTTGTCTGTCTTGTAGCTGTAGTGTGATAGCTCATCAATCGTATGCTTACAGTCTGGATGTACAATAATGTCATACGACTTCATAAATTCGATACCGTCTTTTACCGAATCTGCGCCCTTCTTTGCTGGCCTGATCCTGAACCCTTGGCGCTTCATGTAGCTGATTGTCTCAGGTCTGGCAGAGTCAGCTGTGATGATCCATTCCCTTGCCCCCGGTATCTTGTCGAAAAGCTCTGGCGTATCGTCAATCTCACAGCCAACAGCGTATGCTTCACGGTCGATGTACATCTTGCGATTGTCGCTATCAATCCAGCACCGGACCAAAACAGTAGGGTCAACAGAGAACCCCCAGTCGGCACCAAAATAGAAAGTGCAATCCTCTGGTGTTTTGAAGTTTTGCACGCTCCAGTTGCGAAATACCCGTGTTTCAGAGTTCTTTAGGTAATCGCCATTCCACACATGGTTGTATCTGTCTATGTCTCGGCGCTGGTCCCATTCCATTTCCTCACGCAGTGTGTCGGGGAAAAACGGGTTATCATTCCAGTTGACGCGCTTAATGACAGACTTGGGCGGGATTTCTTTTCCTCGAAGCATGGAATCAACAGGATCAGTGTCAAATCTTGGATTCCACGTAAAGACCAGCCTAGAGCCAGACTTTCGCACAGTAGGGATCAATAGCTTTAGGCTGTTGTCAGAGACAGTGTTAGCCTCCTCAACCCACGCAATATCAATGCCCTCTGTTGATTTAATGCTGTCCGGGTTAGTTCTAAGCCCCGCAAAGATAAAGAGCGAACCGTTACGGCCTCTGATTTCGGTCTGCGTTGAGTCATAGAAGCCAGATAGCCCCGCCGCTTCTATCTTGTCGTCAAGCAGCCTTTTGACGGAATCTTTGATAGACAACTGAATTTCACGGCAACACAATATTCGCAGTGGCTTTTGAGCGGCCATAACAACAAGGGCCTGAGCCACTGAATGCGACTTACCAGACCCTCGACCGCCATAATAACCGATATACCTTAAGTCTTCCCTGAATACGTCCTTGAACGCACTAGGTATCGTTACTTGTGACATCTTCACCCGGATCAACAAACTGCACAGTCACCCCAGTCTCCACCGGACCACCATCCTTACCCGTTACCTCAGTTCTGTTAACGTCCATCAGACCGAGATCACGAGCGATAATATTGGCGTTAAGCAACTCAGCCGCAGCCCCTTCAAACTTCTGTGTTCGAATTACATTCTCAATTCGCGTTGTGATTTCCACAAAATCTTTGTTGTTTTTATAATTTGACCACGTTTGAGGGGATATATCCAAGAAAATACAAAGCCCGGTCATGGTCATGGCCCGCATCTTCATAATAGGTTCGTGAGTATTGACCCCTTGGAATGATGTCACTTTATCCTCCCAAAGAGGATTACTCTCTACCCACTCGAAATACTCACATGCGGCTTCCCATAAGACATCAGGGTCAGCGAACAATGGGCTTCTGCCATGTGAGCTTCTTTTCTTCCAAAACTGATTACCTGTTGGTGCGCCCATTATTCATCCCAGCCCATTACTTTATATTTCAGAAAGTCCCCGATAATCGCAGCAGCCTTGCAGTTTTCTTTATTCTTGCCGTATGTTGTCAAGCACTCATATCCGTTTTCGCCAACCTTTCTCCCAATAATGATAACTTGGTCAAGTCGGTTGTCTTTACACACCCTTTCCGCATGTGAAACAGGTATGTTTATATCATCTTCAATACACTCTTTAATTCCTCGTGGCATACATCAATACCTCGGTGAGCATTTTGAGCATTGGCAAGAGATAAATCTAATAATGTCATCTCCATTACCCTGATTGTACCCACGGTCAAATTTCTCGTTAGCACATACTTCGTTGCCATCAATATATTTTGATCTTAAGAATGATGAGAAACCATCATAGTCTTCACAGTCATCTTCTTTGTTGAAACGCATCTTAAATCCCATGCTCTGTAATTGTCTCTGGCGTCATTTTTGTTGGTCTACCGGCTGGCATTACTTACCCCAAACTTCCTATCAAAAGCATCCTCGAACTCGCTCATATCACCCCCAAAACATCACAACATTATAACGATTTACGCCGAATTATCAAGCTCCATAAGGCACTCAATAACCTTATCCTTGTTGGCGACAACCATCATTGCAAGATCGTTATCGTCGAACATGATAGACAGACGGTCCATTACGATAGACTGAATTGCCTGTTCCTTTGTGCTGAACTCTTCACCATCCGCACCAATGAACATGACTTTGTTAACTGTTTTAACTTCAACCATCACGAATCCTCAAATTTTGGAACATATGACCACGCAACAAGCTCATCACCCTGAAGTAGCAATGGTAAGTAATATGGCTCGTCCTCTCCTCCATCATTGTAGAACCAACCAGTATAATTATCCCCATCATCCGCCACGTCATTAGGATAAAGAAACATATCGTTAAGATAATATGCAGAAAAGCTTGCCATCTTTCCGTTGTGCGCCCTTTTAACGCAAACTATGATTTCACGGCACTCCATACCATTCGGCATGTCTGGAATATCATCACCATAGTACCAGTATCCTGTGTATTTCTTGACAACCTCACCCATCACACATCTCCTCAAAAATCTCATCCATGTTGCTATGTAGAATCATATCCTCGTTTTCCAGATAGCAACGCTCACAGTGGCAATCGTAAAAGTCTTGCTCTTCCTGAGTAAGCACAACCTGACATTCTCGGCAAATCAACTTGACCATTAGAGCCTCCATTGTTGGGCTTTCAGTATCGATTAATCAATCTTGTTCGTCAAACTTTTGAACAGTTGTTTTCACTATCCGGTATGCCCTTTGTCTCACTGCGGATTCTGTCCGTTTGATAATTGACGCAATCTTACAAACTGGCATATCGCCCCAATTGTCGCGTATAAAATCGTCTTGAGCTTTTGTCCAAAGTTTTACAGCCATGCCATCACCGGATCAGTTCAATCATCTCTTCCTTTTTCTCGTCCAGCTTTTTAACAACGTGCTGAACGATTGTATCAATTGACGCGGCATTATCTGCCATTACTTTTGACACACGCACTTCCGCTTGGAACGACCCACTGATTGCGCTGATTAGGTAATAGTGACCACTGATTCCGATAGCATCGAACGGAATCAAACGAAGCGACAAAAGTTTCCAGTGTCCCATGTTTTCAAAGTCTGAATCATTTAGCATGAATGTTCTCCATTAGTTCGTCGGGTATTTCGATTTCGTCTTTCCCGTTCTCAGTCATGCAAACAGCGCGGCATATTGCGATCTTGGCGTCTTTATGGGGCTCGGCATCGACGGTGTAATCGTCATCCTCGCCAGTGTACTCGCACGAAACCAAGAACTTTCCCTCTCGGTAGTGCCGCAAGTCACGGATCGTAAGTCTGAACTCGTCAATCAGTATGCCGGTGTGAGCCCAATTTCCTGATGGGTTGAAGTCATCAAACCTAAACTCACTGTTTGGGTTTTTCAGGATGCGAACGTCATTTGGTTTTTCTGTCCATCCCCATCCGCGATCAGTCACCAAAGACGGTTGACCATACAATACAGACGCAACCGCCCAATTCAGCGCCCGCCCTTCAAGTTCCGATACTTTAACTTTCATCACACACCACATCCAACTCTTTACGTGTCCAAACAACGTCACCTGATTGCAGAATTCGAATTTTTGACGCTTTGCCGGAATGGTCAAGAACCTCGACGGTCATTTCATACGGCTCTGATAGATCAACTCGACCAGACTTAACGAAGTTCTCTAGTTCATAGCTGAAACCGATTTCACGCAGCTTCAATGCATCGTTAATAGCCTCTGGCGAACTTGCAATAATTGACATTGCTAGAAGTTTGCAGATCATTTCTTTTCTCCAATTTTTTCTACAACCCAATCAGCCGCCAACCATATATTCAGAACGATAAGTGGCTTTGTTGAGTCAAATCCATCAGGGGAATACTCTGGAAAAAACCAGACAAAAACTAACGGTAATCCCCACATAGCAATCATAAACTTAGCCACCACATCCTCCATGTTTAAGTGACAATACACAATACGCCAAGCGACGTATCTAGTCAAGTATGTTTTATTCTGAACATTAGCTCTTGAAATGCAGTCGCCGCCACGATTGGAACCTGACCATTCCCAATGGCTTTAAGTCTGTCCACCCTATGGGCCAATGCATTAGCCATTCTGTCCACTCCGGGTTTATCTTTCCCCCAGCATGTGTAGCTAAAGTTGGTGTCTTCCTCGTATATTCCGCTGGATAAGCTCCCTCTTTCGAGTTGTGCGCTGTTGGCGTGGGCAAGAACCCATAAACGCGGCCTGACATGGTTCGCTCCACACTCGGAAGCTCGTAAGCGCATCCATTCCGAATCGTACCCGATAGAGGCCAAGTCTCCGAGAACTCTACCAAGTCCTCTGGAAACAAGCCTATCTGAGTTTTCCACGAACACGAATGATGGTCGTATTTCGCTAACAATTCGGAACATTTCTGACCACAATCCTGATTTTTCTCCTTCGATTCCCGCTCCTTTTCCTGCGCTGCTGATGTCTTGGCATGGAAACCCGCCAGATACGCAGTCAACAATGCCTCGCCACGGCTCCCCTCTAAAAGTTCGCACTTCATCCCAGATCGGGAACGGCGGTAAAATGCCATCATTTTGTCGCTGCATGAGTACACTTGCGGCATATCTGTCGTATTCAACTGCGCATACTGTTCTGTGTCCGAGCAATTGGCTTCCCAATATTCCACCACCTGCGCCCGCGAAAAGCTCCAAGACATTCATTTAACCCTCTTCCAAAATACTGTTAACTTCATCCATAAGCTCTTGATTATTAAGGCCCGGAATCAGTTCTGAGCAAATCAATTCAACCGCATCATTCATAAAATCCTGAAATTCATCTTGCGGCATTTTGTCGAATGCAATTGACTTGTAGTTCCGAACCTTGTCACCATTTGGCAACTGAACAATGTCGCAATGACCTAGGCGACCTTTGATATAGGTATACATCGCCTGTGTGGTTGCCCCATCAATGTTATCGGCTATCTTTGCGCACAGACCCATAAACAACCTGTGTTGGCGTCCTGACCGTGGTTTAGACACCTGAATACGATACACACGGTTATTTTCTAGTTTGTCGAACTCTTGCCGCGCATAATCGTCAGCGGGGATGAAACCGTTTGGAACTTTGCGGTAGTATACTTTGGTTGTCATAGCGGGAAACCATTTTTATAGATAATTACCCACATAAGACCAATGAATGTGGCAAAAGTTATTCCAATCATTGCGATCAACCCACAATAAATAAACTTTTCCATCACTCCACCTCATAATCCACAACGTCCCATTCATCTCCTGAATGATCCCAATCAAGGTCATCAGACCAGCACGACACAACATCGCCATTGCGGAACGTTACATTTACCGAAATATCATCGAAAACAGGCTGGAACCCACCTTCCCAAATCATCACATCACCTTTAGTTGTAATTTCCTGTATGTATTCGCCATAGCCTTAAGGACAGCGCCTTTCCATCGACCCCCCAAGACTGAAGAAACTCAATCTCGTTACCTTCTCTGTCGTGCAAGTCAGAATGGCACATATAACACAACGGTATAACCCAACAGTCAGATGCCTTTAGACCCATTCCACGAGGAACGCCACGCAACAAATGGTGCGGTTGACTCGGAGCCGCTGCGCCACAGCAACAACACGGCATATGCCTGACGTTAGACAAGTGCTTTTCGTCTTTAATCCGCCCCTTCTTGATTCGCTTTGGTTTCTTGCCTTTGGGTATTAGCATTCAGGTCCTTCCGGCAAGTAATCCCAATGCGTTGGATTCCACTCACACTCTTGGCTTACAGCCCAATGATCTATAACAAACTTAAATATGCCATCAGATTTGTAGCAAACAGCAGACCATTTTCCGTCAGTAGCCCAAAAATCAGATTCATCAGGCGCACTATCAATAGTTTTCCAATCAGCTTTCATCGCGGCAAATCCTTCCATTTTTCTGCGACAAAACTAATGTAGTCGTCACAACACCAACACGAAGTCCACTTATCAACGATCAACCATTCGCCGTGATACACCCTTTGCTCTCCGTTGAAATATGCAACTGAGATGCTATCATCGCCAGTTCCAGAAGCGTACGATGAGTCGGTTCTCCTTCCTTTAATCAATACTGGCGTACCATCTCTAGGAGCGAACTCCATATCTCGCCACATTCCTAGTTTAGACTTGATCCAGTCAAGAATCTTGCTCACCTCTAATCTCCTTCCTACGTTCCTCAATCTTCTCTTCAAGAAAATCGGTTATGTTGCTTTTATCAACCTGTATCGAGTCCCAAGTTACAGAATGAATCATCCGCAACGTGTCAACTTGCTCTAAGGTCTGGCATTCTTTCAGAAGATAGTAGAACCCTCTACCCCAATCTTCTGCGCTTTCGCATTTAATCGTGTAGTTCATCTCCATTCCACCATTTATTAACGCCATCAACCAACCAAATCATCACAAGCCCAGCACCTAATGCAACCGCAGAGCAAAACGCCATTACTCCAGCGAACTCGAATGCAATGCTCCAATATCGGTATGTGAACCACATCAGGAACAATCCAGACAGAAGCGACAAAGCCCCACCAGATATTAGGCACCATATGACTGTGTGTGATTTATTCATCATACTTATCTACGACAATTGTATTGTAAATTTGCAATGCCGTCACAAGATGATTTACCTCATCCGTCTTCCCACCAAACTCAACCTTGTAATAAACAACATGGTCATATGGACGAGTTACCATAGTGATCTTGCACCCATTCTTGTCCATGACGACAACTGGATACTCTTTAGCATAAAAGCTATTCAAGAAAACCTTATCCATAACATCCTCCTTTAAAGATAACCTATAGTACGGCATTTGTCGTTTGTGTCAAGTATATTTTAAGCCCAATCTTCGCCAGCGTCGTATTTGAGTATCGCTACTTTGTGGTCTCTTGGCTTCCCCATAAACAGTAGTCGAGGTGATAAGGCCCATTTGTTAACCGTTCCTCGTTTGCCCATCTTTCTTACAAACCCCATAGATTCAAGGCGCTTCATAGATGCAGAAACATTTTGTTGGTGCAACCCAAGCTGGCTGGCAATCTCTGATTGTGTTGCGGTAATAATGTTTCCATAATCGACATATCTTTGACACAGACAAAGAACCCTAAGATCAACCGCACTTTTAATCTTGGCTACTTCATCGTATGCGTCTGGATCATTCATAGTGAACCTCTTAAATGGCGACCTGTGTCTTGACCTTGATGTGTATTCAAAGTATACATCAACTAGCTGGTCGTCATCATCATAGACGTACCGTTTCTTTGACGACATTAAATAAGACCTAAACCTAAACCTAGAACTAACTTGCAGGTGTTACTATACTAACATCATGGTATTAGGTAAAGGTCTTATTTTTTGCAGTTTTAAAGGGCTTCAAATCTCTTCTACTTCTTATCCAAGATTACATACAAAAAACCGCCCCTTTCGGAGCGGCTTGATGTTGTTGTTGCATCCTAAGATTTCTTGATTTCTTCCACCTTTTGGAAAGAATCTCTAAGAAGCGTTCCCAGTAATATCTCCCCATCATATGTAAGAGTTACCGATGGGCCACACTCACGTCCAGCCGGATAATCTACATCTATTTCATCAACCATAAGATCGTGCACCGCATATATGAAATCTTAGACAACATCGCCAATCTCATCTTCCTTGCGGAATGGCTCAAGGGAAATATCGTAACCTTCCCAATTGTCCACTCCACCGGCTTCAAGTGCTGCTAGCTTGGCTTCGATGCGCTCAAGTTCTTTTAGTCGTTTTGCACTGATTTTAGTTTCCATCACAAAAAACCCTTTCCGAGTCGTGTTTTCAATCCAACCTTCTCAGACGTTGCGTTGAACTTATCCATCACAGCCTGATCAAGATCAATTCCGTATTCCATTGCAATCAGGTCAGCGCAGATAATTACGTCAGCAAGTTCCTGAGAGAGATGTTCTACCGTATCCCGTGATCCTGCAATGCCCATACGCTCACGTTCAAGTTTCTTGATTACGTTACATGCTTCACCAACCTCTCCGCAAAGTTCATTTCCACGGTATGATGGTGTGATCTGACCGCCAGAATCCCATTCCTTTTGTCTCGCAACGTTAGCTTCTCGTAGTGTCGTGTAAATCATAATTCTCTCCTCATTTAATCCCAAACGCGCCATTATAAGCCAATACCGCGTCATTTACCTTCGATTTGAAACCAGAAACTTCCGATTCCATGCATTTAATGAACTCGTCATCACGCTCAACGCGAATCCTGAAAGAACGCAAATCAGGATGATAGAACCACAAATCATTCCATTTACGCTCTGCAACCCACATTTCGCACTGGCACTGAGTGAAGTAATCAGTCGGAACTTTCTGCGTTACGTAGCTCTCAAGCAGAACCTTCATGTGATTGTCGTTCTTTAGACACTTGATCTGCATCATTCCGTCATCACCAACCAAGCCATCAGGGCTGCATCCAGCGGTCATTTCGTCATTGGTGATAAACCCAATCAGTTGCACATCGCAATCAAACTCGAACTCGTAAAGGCTGCGCGCCTCTTCCTCTAGCTCATGTCCGCGATCAGTCCATCGGTTGCCCTCCCATTTATCCAAGGGCTTTCCTGCGATAATGCTAGACGCCTTGTCATATGCATACTTCTTAGCAGATGCAGACGGCTTTCCTTGTGTCGTGATGATGTTTGACATTTCGGAAGCCGTTGCAACCTTGCTACGCAGCGCATACCACTCGTCTGTGTTTTGCTCTACGTTGTGGATTTTCACGAGCAAACCTCTTTCAAAACGATAACGCAATCATCTGGTTTCGGCTTCTCGTGGTCTGATGCGTCATCAAAAGGTGGTGGATTGTTTCTGAAAGACCTGTCAGCAAAAACAAATGCATACTCACTTTGATCAAGTGCGTCGGCAATCATAGCTAAGACATACGATTTTCCTGTCTGAACCTTTCCAGACACAGTGATCTCAATTACATCAACCATTATTCTTCATTCTCCTTTGGAAACTGAGCCATAGCCTTTTCAAATTGCTGATGGTTTAATTGCAGCAAACTATTGACCTTGAAATATGCAAGAAGCTTTTCTTTGTTCTTGCCGTGTTTCTCGATCAGTTTATCAAGCGTTTCGGCTTGTTCTTCCGTAATGAAGTTACCACCAGCCGCGTTACCGTCGTCGTCTTCATCAACCATCGTGACGTTGAAGATCAGGCACAGTAGATAGCGACGACCATAGCTGATTGTTGACCCAAAACCATGAGTCGCAGACTTGTTTGCCTTTCCGCTTGGCCCAGCCATATCAGCCGGAATATCCGACTTGTAATCCTTGCTGTAACCATCCGTATGTGAAACCGTGCAAGTCACACCGTAATGACCATCAAGGTTTGACTGGAACGTACCAAACGAAACGCTAAACCCGTTCTCAGTAATCACCGGCATGATTGCCTTTGATACCGTTTCCAGACGAGCGTACTTAGACTTGGTATGGCTATTTTCAGCATCACGCACAACTTGAGGAATACTAGCCTGCGCAAGACGCATTGCCGCATTGAACTTTTCCTTGCGGTCCTGCTCAAGCATCTTCTCGCGCATTTCCCAAAGACGTTCCATCTTGTCGATGTCTACGCTTTCGTCACGCGCAGCACGTTCGATCATCGACAACATAGCCATGGTTGCATCTTGTTCCTGATGCTCCACAACCGCGTTATCTTCTTTCTTTGCTAGTTCGTTAGTCATTTGCGTTCTCCTCAGTTATCAAACCAAAATACAATGCGAAAGTCTTTTGCGGCATCCTCGTTAACCCTGCCATCGTCATAAATCCAGAACGTCTCTTTCGCTCGTTTTTCTACGCACTCAATCAGGTGATTCATTACGCACTCATCAACCCACCATTCGCGAAACACATAATCTTGGGCGGTAGTTGACTTGCACCACATTTTGGGAAGAACACCATTCTCATCAAGGTTACGTGCCACATCTTCATGAACCATGCCACGAACTTTGTATGAGTGATTGTTGTCTTGGTAATTATATAACTCAAACAAAGTCAAATAACTATGCGAGTGACCGTCAAGGCCCCATCTTTCGCAATCATCTGAAATTTGCTTTGAACAATCAGAAGGCATTCCTTTTGGTTCTAATTCATTTAATTGAGAACCATCACTGCGAACTGAAGCTAACGCAGAAAACAACCGATAATCCCTGCCAGAGTAGATAGGTACAACCGTGTATTCTCCGTCGTAATGATCAATCTCAAAATGGTCGGAGCAAAGCCATACTTTTTCACCGTTAAGGTGACGTTTAGCCTCGCAATGAATGTGAATATCGCAACCCATTTAATCCTCCACAATTAACTCACACGCCCTTATATCATGCCGACGAATAACGTCAACATAAAAATAACGATAATTAACGTTAAAAATGTGTTGACTTGTAACTATGAGTGACGTAATTTGCAGATGGTTTTTATCAATGGAGTGCGAGATGCGCCAAGAAGATTTTGAGAAGTTTTTGTCTAAGTTTGATCACCTTATGCCTGATGTTTCAGAGGTTGAAAGTCGGGATCATATCGGTATTTCAAATAAGCTGGATGAGGCTTGCCTTGGATACAAAAAAGAACCTCAGAAGCTATGCGAAAAGCTGATGAATAACCCCAAGTTCTATGAACGTTTCATTGAAAAACGTACAAGCGTTGCAGACAATGAACGTTTTGAGTGTCGCCTTGATGCTTGGGTAAAATGGCAGGAGTCAAAGTGATGGAGTGGGTTTGGGAGCAGTGGTATGTTGCTTTATTTATGTCTCTGCTATTGATTCTCTCTGTCAATAAAGCGTTGAAAATTATTGAGAGAGAAAATGGTAGAATTTCAAGTGTGTTGGGCGCATTAACCGGAGTATCTCTTTATGTCGTTGCTCTCTATGCCTTGAGGACTGGTGGGTTCTTTTGAAATTAGTATTTCCGTTTGATCCAGTGCCGAAGGGAAGGCCGCGCTTTAATGGTCATGCGTACACACCTAAACGCACTCGTGACGCGGAAAAAGCTATCAGAGAATATGCTTCGTTAATTTGGAAAGGTGAGGCTATTGACAAGCCTATTGTTGTTAACTTCACCTTCCGTTTCAAGGTTTCTAAGTCTTGGGCTAAGTCGAAAAAAGAGAAAGCCTTGAGCGGTGAACTCAAGCACGTATCAAGGCCAGATCGTGACAACCTAGAAAAGATGGTGTCAGACGCACTAAACGGTATTGTTTGGGTTGATGATAGTCAGATTTACGACGGTAGATCACGAAAAGAATATGCCGAACACGGGGAGATTGTTGTTGAAATAGGAGAGGAAGATGGACGAGAAAACGGAACAGGCAGCGCGTGATTGCACTGCACACACTGAAATAGATGACGACATGATGACAACGTTTCAGCGCATTCTATTGTTGTTGAAACGCTTGCGGAAGAAATAAGATGAAAAAACTTAACTATGGAAAGCCAATTGATATAGCAGTTGGTGTTTTGGTTGATAGTGGTTTTCGCGCTCATAAAGATCATGAGGGTAACTGCTATCTAGATGGCCGCCTTGTGATGGCTCGTGATGTTGTCATCAAGGCTAACAAGGTTTTGGAAGATAAGGGGATGCGAAAAATTCGCTATCCGGGTGTTTTGGAGGGTTAAAATGAAAAACAAATGCAATTTTATCGGTCGTGTTGGGCAAGACCCGCAAGTGAACCAAACAGGCAATGGCGTCAAGGTAGCTAATGTGTCTATTGCCGTGTCTGAAAAGTTTAAGGATGGACAAGGAAATCAACAAGAGCGCACTGAATGGGTTCGCTTGATCTTTTGGGGCAATCGTAATGGCGATGGCTTGGCTGGTGTCGTTGAACGATTCGTCAAAAAAGGCGACTTGATCGACGTTGAATCCAAGTTGCAAACTCGCAAATGGACCGACCAAAGCGGTCAAGAAAAATACAACACAGAATTTGTTGTTACTGATCTTGTTATGCTTGGCGGTAACAAAAACGGCGGATCGAACAACAACTCTGGCGGATCTGGCGATGGCTGGGGTAAAGGTGGGTCTTCTGGTCGCGGAAGTCCAGACTTGGACGGCGATCCAATTCCGTTCTAATGGACAATTTAATATCTGCCGCAAAACTAGCAAAGAAACTCAGCAACGGATTCATCAGAACCATAACGCTTGAGTTAACCGAGTACGGCGTGATTGTAAGATGTCATGCCGTAAACGGAACTACGTACGGTCATACTGTGCGGTTGGAGTGCGCATGGTGTGACATAGATGAACTAGATAAAACTATCAGAAGGGTTGAAGAAATCCTTTAAGGAGATGTGATGGAGATCGCAAGTTGGCCGCACCAGATACGCGGCATTGAAATGTTGCGCCAAAGCCTGATGTCTGGTCATAAAAGGCCGCTTCTACAGGCGCCCACCGGATCCGGCAAGACGCGCCTAGCAGCGCAAATCACCAGAAATGCGCTTGATAAAGGTAAAAAAGTTGCTTTCACGGCACCGGCTATCGGACTGATTGATCAAACCGTTCAATCATTTTACGAACTTGGAATTGACAGCGTAGGGGTTATTCAAGCCGACCACCATATGACTGACTGGTCAAAGCCGGTGCAGATCATTAGCCCTATGACGTTGAACCGTCGAGAAAACTACCCAGATGCAAATTTGGTTCTTGTCGATGAGGCTCACGAAAAGCAAGAAGTCATAAAAAAATGGATGGATCAATATCCAAACATTACATTTATTGGCTTGTCCGCAACTCCATGGTCAAAGGGTCTTGGTGACTGGTACGACGATCTAATTAAGCCAACCTTTATTAAGGAACTTATTAGTAAAGGTTATTTGAGCAAATGGAAGGCTTGGAGTCCTGATCACCCAGATAGAAGCGGCCTAGTAAAGACGGTAAACAAAGAAGGCATTGAAGACTATACAGATAGATCAATGCTTGCGACTATGGATAAAAAGCCCCTTGTTGCAAAGATCGTTCAGAATTGGATTGAAAATGGAGAGAATCGACCGACCTTTTGCTTTTGCGTAAACCGTAAACACGCTAGGTCTATTCAAGAGGAATTTGAGGCGGCAAATATTCCTTGTGGATATATCGACGCCTTTACTAAACCACACGAACGAGAACAACTAAAAAAAGACTTCCACGAAGGAAAAATTAAAGTTGTTTGCAATGTTGGTTGCTTAACTCGTGGTATTGATTGGGTTGTTTCTTGCGCTATTCTTGCAAGGCCACTGCGATCAGATATGCTTTACGTTCAAATTATTGGTCGTGTATTACGCAAAGATCAATGGGAATACGCATATATTTTTGATCACTCTGACACGTTTGATACGCTTGGATCATTCGAGGATATTGACTATTCTCGTTTGCACACTGCGGAACTTGATGAACAGATCAAGAAAGAACGTGACGATAACCGCAAGAAGTCAAAAACCCGTGAGTGTCCAAAGTGCAAATCGGTTATTCCGCCCGGTCAATCTGTTTGCGGATGTGGGTTTAAGCCCGAGCCGATTCATGATGTTGAATTGGTTGACGGTAGACTAAAAGAATACGGATCAAAATCAGATGAGAAGCCAAAGAACAGCGTAAACATGAAAGGCAAGGAAATACCTAACCGTGACTTCTACGCAATGCTTTTGCACCATGCTGAAAAGAAGGGATATGCGGCTGGATGGGCACCCAATCAATACAAAAAAAAGATTGGCGAATACCCGAACGAGCACAAAAACGTAACGCCAATTAAACCAGTATCGGAGGTGCAATCATGGATCAAAGCAATGGGGATTCGGTACGCAATGGGCAAGAAGAAAGCGAGGAGTTCCTAGAGCGTGTTTCTATTTGCATGTTTGATGGTGGTTTACCGGAAGATTGGGCTAGGTCTGTAGCTAAGATATCAACATCATGGAGGCCAGAGGGCGTGTTTCCTTCAAGATGGAAAGTTATGGTGGATGATGCCTGCAAGGCCGCGCAAGGATGGTGGCAAGCGTTTGAGGACAACGATTGGTCAACAGATGACCTAAAGGGGCTTGTGCCCATCTTAAACGGACGTGAGGTTGTTGAAGTAGGAATTGCATCCGTTACACTAAGTGATGGAGAGAAGGTTCACAGAAGGCCGCAAGGTGATGGTGTGGCTAAGTGGGATGAAGGATTTAGGAAATGAAACACGCACGAAAAGAAATTATTGGTGATTGTGTCTTGTATCATGGAGACTGCATGGAGATTATGAAAGAACTTGATATGGTTGATGCTGTTGTTACCGATCCTCCGTATGGTATTGGAGAGAGCAACAAAAAAGGTCAATCGCGCGGTAAAATGGCAAAGCCAAAAAACTATAAGGGCGCAGACGGATGGGATGAAAAACCAGCATCCAAGGAGTGCATAGAAAAAATCAGGTCAATTTCAAAAAATCAAATAATCTTTGGTGGAAATTACTTTGATGGATTGGGATCAACTTCATGCTGGCTAGTTTGGGACAAGCAAAATGGCAGCAACGATTTCGCCGACTGCGAATTAGCTTGGACAAATTTAGATAAAGCAGTTAGGCGCATATATTGGCGATGGAACGGAATGATAAGAAAAGGCAATGACATTAGAGAGCATCCGACGCAAAAACCTGTCGGTGTTATGGAGTGGTGCCTAACTCATGTCCCTGATGCGCAAACAATTCTTGATCCGTTCATGGGAAGCGGAACAACTCTAGTTGCGTGCGCCAAGATGGGTCGCAAAGGCATCGGCATTGAACTTGACCCAGAGTATTTTGACATAGCCTGTAAGCGTGTTGAGGAAGCATATAAACAGCCTGATATGTTCGTACAGGTGCAAAAGAAACCAGAACAAGACAGTATGTTTTGATAGAGTTCTATGTATTGCATAATGACATGCTGAAACTTGAAATATGCCCTGCTTGGAAAGATATATATTGCTCATTCGATAATTCAAGAATGTCGATGATTGGGCATCATGGCTTTCATGCTGTCACAGTGGTTTTTGAGGGGTGATAAATGACACTTTTGGAGAGGTGTGAGGGTAGATGGTTCGACATTCTGGCAACGCTAGGAATTGACAAATCTTTCTTGTCCGGCAGAAATGGTCCTTGTCCAATGTGCTCTGGTAGAGATCGCTGGAGGTGGACAGATCACAAGCAGGCTGGAATGTGGGTTTGCAATCAATGCGGAACTGGTAACGGCATAAATCTTTTGATGCAATATCACGGATGGGACTTTAAACAATGCGCCCAAGAAATTGAAAAAATCATTGGATCGACCACGTATCACAAGCAAAAGAAACCATCTGAAGATGAGTGTTTAGATAAAATGCGGGCGGTGTGGTCGTCAACTAAGCCTGTGACAAAAGGCGATCCTGTTGACAAGTACCTTTGTTCTCGCAATATCGACTTGCCACGGTTCCCCAAGATTATGAGGTATGCGCCGCTTTTGCATCATCCCGATGGCAGATTTCACGGAATGGTCTGCGCTATCTCAGATGCACAAGGAAAGATTGTTAACCTTCACCGCACGTTCCTGAACGAAGATGGAACTAAGACGGAAACTACCAAGGCCAAAAACAAGCTAACTATGCGTGGTTCAATTCCAGAAGGAAGCTCAATCAAGCTATACGGCCACAAAGGCCGTTTAGCGATTGCTGAGGGAATAGAAACGGCACTTAGGTATATGGTGCTACATAAAGTCCCAGCGTGGCCCTGCGTGGCCTCAAAACGGCTCTCTACGTTTATGCCAGACGATGATGTAACGGAATTGATCATTGCGGGCGACAACGACGAATCGTTCACTGGGCAAAAAGCTATGTTCGAAGCTGCGAATAGAATTTGGGTTGAACGAAAAAAGCGCGGTATACCGATTAAGATCACACCGCACCTTGCACCAGATTTAGGGAAAGATTGGGCCGATTATTAATTTGACATGGCCCTTCTTATCGCCTAAATACGAATTGTGATGAGATATCCATCCGGTGTTATTTTTTAAAACACATTAAACATATGAAAGGCCGGTTTCTTTATCGGTTTGCTTTCGGTTTTCGGTGGTCCCCCCGTATCTCCTCACAATCTTAGTTTAGAGACTCAACAACTACATTCATGTCAGAGACAGTTATGTTGGTTGTCGCGCTAGTGTTCTCAACAAAAACCTCAATGTAATCGTTCTCGTTTAGTTCTACGACTGTCTGAACCACGGTATTTTCAGAACGACCAGATGAGTTCGCAGTGGTGTATGTCTCACTATTATCTACAACCGTTCCGTTTAGTGCGATATACGATCCGATAACGTTGTTTGTTCCAGAAGTGAACGACAAAACAGCAGTTACCTTGTATGCCCGAACGATTGCCCCGTCAGACGTAAGGCGATTATTCGCGTGAGTGAAACGCTGAGTGATAGGTTCAACCGTAGTTGTTCCAGCCACTTTAACGGGTGTATTAGTTGCCGCAATGACCGTGGCTGTCGCATTACCAGTCATTGTCATATGAGCAATGTTTGCACTGTTAATTACGCCACTGCAATCCGACCAGTTTGATTTGTCGTCGTCGTATTGGACTCCGGTTGTGTATGTTCCCGATCCAGAAAAGTTAACGGTGTCTAGGATGTATCCTTCAACTGGGATTGTTGCCGAAACATCAGCATTAATTCCTGTTGCTCCAGACGTAACCACAAAAACAGAGTTGGTAACACGCAATCTACGTGTGAGGGTTAATGTTGATGGAAGAATTAATCCTGTTCCGCCAGAGGCTGGTTGGATCAGGCTGTCAGAAAAAACAATAGAACCAATTGTTCCATCAAATGTTAGGTTCGAACTGTTCAGAATAGCGCATGTATTAAATACAGCGTTGTTGTAGCCTGCAATAGTGCCAACATTAGCGCAGTTTGTGAAGTTGAATGCCAGCCAGTCAAGTGCTTGGTTAGCATTTGCTGTGGCATCAAGATCAACAGCGGTTCCATGGGTAATAGTGAAGAACCGACATATGATTGTCCACTCACTAGTCAGAAGTGCAGTTCCAGCATCAAGCCCGGTACTGACCAGAGACGTGTTTTCAGATGATCCACCGGCCAATGTATTGTTTTGCCCTGCTACGATTCTATCTCCTGTCAGATCAATATCACCATTCAGGTAATACGTTTTGTCATCCTCAAGCGTGATAATCCCTCCAACAGCGGTAGGAAAATCGGACTTGTGAGATACAAAGACAATGTTATCTTGTCCACCAGGAAGAACACCAACGCCAATCATTACGCAGCCTCCGAAATCACTGCAATGCTTTTAGAGTCATCAGGTCTTGCATAAATCTCGAAACCAGCTTGAGGCTTGATTGCAATTGATCCTTTAGGGAAAATAGTAATCCCCACGTCTGTTGCGCTTGGTGTTGTGCTTTTTTCGAACAATTCAATGGAAACTGTTCCACCATTCTGCAATGTGTAAACAACGTTATCTGTTAGAGTCGATGTGATGTCGGTCCAAACATCTTCTGTAAGAGCTATGTTTATTGTATTAGCCATTTCTTGTTCCCGGTTTCGTCCTGCCGGGTTGATCGGTACGCCGACGGGGCAGGACAAAACCGCCTACCTGTGTGCACCCAGAAACGCACCGATCAAGAACAAATATAGAACAAACACAATCTTAGGTAAATAAAAACCAAAAGACCGCTAGAAATAAATCTAACGGCCTTCTGGGAGGAGATGTGATGTGCGCTCTACGGGAGGAGAAAACCGGAGCGCACATTCAATATGTAGTGCATCCCCTCTAATGTCAACTACTAGATTTAGATATTTTGTTCCAGTGCTCAATAGCCTCATCAGATAGCGGCTTTGATTCGTCGTCCATTTCTGATTTGAATTGATCTTGTGTGATCTCTTTTTTGCCCAGATCACGGATTCGATCCTGAGTGTCAAGAATTGCCTTAACCTGATCGGCAGACGGTCCTTTACCTAGCTTAACTTTTTCAAGGTGCCTAGTTGTAAAGTAGAATCCAGCAATAGCGATAAAGACAGCGGCGAGCCACTCGGGAACAAGAGCATATGCCGCCATAGCCGAACTAAACCGAACAGGGTCAAAGATAGGCCAAACAAGTAACCCCATAACACCCAAAGCCATCAGCGGTCTGGGCGCACGGTTTAACCCGTCCCACAACGAATCCCACCAAGTCCTGTTCTGTCTTAACTGTGAGTTCTCAGACGAATAGGCAGCATGTACTGCCATTGCCTCAGTGTGTTGATTAGACTCTTGCTGTACCTTGTCTCCGGTAAATTTTGCTACGGTATTACCTACAGCACTAACCGTTGACCCGATACCACCCACAAACAAGTTTTTGAGAAACCCAATCATCCCGTTACGATCATGTCTTTAATTCGAATCGCACGATTGCCAACTTGACGCGCCCATTTGCTATCAAGAGCCTCTACTCCCGCCCTTTCGAAATCACCAGAACGCATGGCAGAAAGCATATTCTTGAACTTTGACATACGATGCCACCCAAGATTAAAGCACATATTGGCTAGGGCTTCTTGACGAAGATCAGACAGATCGCGCCACCAAGGTATGTTGCGGTCTAAATCATCGCAAACACCCTTGATGTCATTCATGCACAGAATCTCCACCTGATTGTTTGTGAGAACAAGTTTAGACAAGTCGAAAGACTGATCAATGCCAATCATGTTCATCTCATCTTGAGACAAACCAACATGGTCAAGGTTGCGACCAATGCCAACAGTCAAAAGCCCCTCAGTATCGCGATACGGTGTACTCCTTACACCCTCATCAATCTTCAACTGATTCACGAGTCTTACAATGTTCATATCTCAATCCGGCTTGATAATATCGTCTACAGAGCAAATATCTTTTTTGGAAAAGCCAAACTTTTTGCAGGCAGCACTGAACATAACAACCACACCCTTTGCACCATAAAGACCACCAACCGCAAGAATGCCATAAGTTATTGGCCCGTCTGGAATCTCCATCCATTCAATAATTCCGCCCCAGAAAACACCACAGAAGAACACCAAGAAGGGCTCAAGCAAGAATTCCCTGAACGTCGGGAACCGCCTTTTTATGTGCGACCAATAGACAAAACGACCAATTAATATTGATGCAAAATAGAGAAAGCTTGCATAGTAATCCTTCGCCACGGCTATCATTTCATTCCAAAATCCTATGTCTCTATATGGCATCTACACACGCTTAAACTTATTAATTGCTCTTTCCATTAAACAATAACCCAAAGTTTTATTTAATGAAAGAGTTGAGCAATCATTTATTAGCGGTATAGCCTTCTCGCCTATCCTTTCGGCTAGTATGTTATCATCTTCTTTGTTTATGTCAATTCCGGTGTCAACAAAAACATACTCAGAAAGGTCTAATAGTTCTGTTTTTTTCTTCGTGAACCTGCGCTTGTGAACAAAGTAAGAATTTTCACCAGCAACTAAAACTCGACCACCATACAAAGCGCACGTTCCAAATCTTAGAACATTTCCGGCCTGCATTGCATTTTTAACCGGAGCAAGAGCGTACATGTAAGTTTTATCACTGAAGTCATCGGACTTTGGTTTAAACAAAAACGCTGTCTTAATCATCCAGACGCAAAAAGCCATAAAGGCCATTATCAAGGGCCAGAATCCTTGATCTAGGTACACCCCCGACAAGTTAGTCACTGTGCTTAGAGATACGTAGAGGCCAAGAATAGCAATCATTGCCTGCGCGTTTCCGTTCCTAACGTTAGGCCACGCAATAGCGCACAAACAAATAATGCTCAGGTCGTGAAATACCCAAGCAGCGAACCATTGATCCTCAAAAAAGTAATGAGCGAACTGAAAATACATCAAGCCGCCCATCAACATCGTCATCATTAAAACCCATCGGTTTCAATACCTGTTAGCAACGCCAAATATCCAGCGTAACTTGTCAACCCTGATGCATTTGCCGTGGCCGCAACATCAGATGTACTAACCGATGTTGACGCACCGGTGACCGGATTTGCAGAGTTTAGGCCATCACCCGATCCGCTACTGTCGTTGCAATAGACAGACAAGATCAAGTCGCTCGATTTGTCCCATGTGAAATCAAGCCAGTCGCTTGATATTGATCCTGCTGCCGGGACCGTGACAGCATCAGACCCGTTGAACTGAATTTTTGTCAAACCTGACGCATCCCAAACATCCCCAGATTCGCTTGCTTGCCCGATAAACGCCTTCGACAGCACCAGCGGTTCAGAAGCATCCCCGCCAAACGTTAACCTCATCTTTGTTACAGGCCCCGACGGAGCGGTGATAACGGATGCAGGGATACGGACTTTAATTGTTTTGGTGCCCACGTTGCCGAACTTTCCATTTTGTGCAACCGAAAAGATACTAGCGGTTTCCTCGACTGGCGGATCAGGATCAGGGGCCGCAGGAGATTCAACAATCGGCGGAATGTGACAATAAACCGAAATATTGCCTTCATGCGTCCCATCCATGTATGGACGTGAATATCCAATGCAAACGTTGCGTTTCACCACGCCAACATGACATGCAACCCCGTTATTATCGGGAATGTCTTCCGAAATAACACAAACATTACCCGTCAATTCAGGCTCGCCAACCGACGCGTGGTTTGCGGCCCGCCAGAAGTTCACGAACAGATTGTCCTTGATTTTATGCCCGCCGCCACTTCCGCCGAACACTCCATAGCTGTTTATCTGCGGCACAGAGTTGATGGCAATGCAGCGTTCCATGGTTCCGCCGATACAAGTCGCCGCAAAATTGACTGGCAAACCCTCACCTGCCCCAGACCCGACATACCCAGCTTGGTAATACATTTCCTCAAACTGGACCCCATAAACTACAGGGCTTGAACTATCACATTGAATTCCTATAGCATATTTTTCATCAGTAACACCGGCAATGCTGCCGCACTTTCCACCGATCACCGAGCAATTCGCTGCTGCAAGCCACGCCCCGATATAGCGATTTCCGCTCAAGTCGATATTAACGATCTCTGATCCGTCACCTTCAAGTTTTATGCCGACACGCGCCCCTGTAACTTTGCCGCCCCCAATGCTGTCACCGACAATAGAGTTTGAACCTTGAGCGATAACACCGTAATTCCATGCGTTTCCTCCGCCGCCGACGTCAACGGTGTGGCCCGCAAGATCAAGAAAAGCAGTACCTGTGAAAACAAGACCACCAGCAATGTCTTGAGAAAGCTTGTAGGTTCCAGACCCGTAGGTCCCGGAAGATGAAATCAATGTCATTGCTGTTTTTCCAATCCATCTTCCGTCGAGTTCAAAACCATACCTGTTTGATAGTCACCTTCAGCAACAGTGAATATCTCGTTAGGTTGTAATTCCCAATCCCGCTCAATAGCTCTCGCAGATACTGGATTTCCCAATCCGTTACTTGATATTGCCCATTCCATATTAGAATCTCCAACCACGAACACTGATTGAACCTTGGGCGTTAACTCCACCTACAAAATAATAGATTTGCTGTGGGGTCAGCAACGGCAACTCATTGCTTGCCACGTCAAATGTAACCGTTCCGGTTTCAACTTTCAGTCTAGAAACACCGTAAACGTCACTTGAGTCGGGTATCACAGACAAGGCAATATCTTGCTGGCCGCTCGATGAATTCAGAATAAGAGACAAGGAAACTGTAGTCGCCGTTGTCGGTATGGCGCTTGACAAGCTAACTAGAGTTGGTGTCGTTGCAGTTCCAAATGCGAGAACAGATGCAATAACTTGAAGAACCAAATCCCCGCGCTGCAAAAACCCCCTGAGGTCACTGCTGCTGTCGTTATACACGGCACCAACATAACCCTTATGAGTGTAACCACTTGGCAAAGTCGGAGACGTGTCACTTGTTGACATCAATCCAGCAACCGTAGACCCGTTGGTTATGACCCACAAATGATACCAAGTGCTTGGAGCCTCAGATCCAGAATCCAATCCGTTAACGCCAGAAACGGTTATATCAACAGTAAGGTTAACATTTTCAACCCTTACTTTCCCACCACTCCCATCATCTAAGACTAAAGCCCCTGCGTCAATATCGACAGTTGAAACAGTGACCCACTTGTTAATAAGAGACTCATACGGAGCAAGGGTATTTGGCCCAGCAACCTGAGTTGAACCTGAAGATGAAGACCACGGCTGCAATAGCCAAGCACCAGAACCACCATCGGCTGATGAATCATACCTAACCTCGACCGGTCCATTAGTCGTGATCTCAGTCGTAATCGCGCTTCCATCGTTGTTTAATAGTTTTTTTGTGCCGAGCAATCCGCCTGACGTCTGACCAATGTTCAGAGTCGAATTGGTGGTTGATGCGTTTGCTGGCGTGAACCAGATAGTTGCCCCATCCATGTTGGCGTAATCTGAAGGTATTTTTACGCCAGAAGAACCCGATATAGGGGTTACTTCGTATGTATTAGCCGACCCTGAATCTACAAATCCTTGAGATTTAACCCCATGCAGGAACGCAGATTCAGCCATTTGCAACAGGTTGCTGTCTGATGTGCCATCATCTGTGCTTAGAGACTGACCAGAACGAGAAACAAGATTCTCGGCTTCACCAAGAAAGTTGTTGATGTTTGTAGCGCCCAAAAAATCAGTAGCGGCCGGATCGTTTCCTGCCGGATCGTTTACAAAGGTTCTGAAATTACGCATTTTCTACTAAGACCTTGTTTCAATAATTAGGTATACATTAGCCGGAATTACCTTCTCTAGCAAGCATCGTATTCTATCCTCATCAATACCGCGAACAAGCTGTTGGGGTAATTTATAGGGCAAAGACTCCCCGCCACGGTCAACTTCAGCAACCAAGATAAATCTTTTTGCAACATCACCTATTAAGTGTTGAGGCAATCTGTACGGCAAAGAGTAATAAGGCTTGCCCGGATATAGGGTTACGGTTATCCCATCCAGAAAAGCGTTAACAAATGACTGAAGCTCTGACAAAGTTACAAGTGGTGACTTCTTTATTCTGTCGAGAACAAGCTGGCGACGGGTTTCAATGTCAGTTACAACCCCGAAGCACTCGTCAGGAAGCCCAACAGACTTTTCCCATTCATCAATGAGCAAAGTTGTTTGATTGATATCAAACTCTTCCGAAAGCTCCTCAATCAACTGTTCAGTAGTGTTGATCGGGGTTGACATGCCGTAAACGAGGCCACGAAGATTTGTATCTTCTTTGTATTTGGATTCCCAAGCGATACCATCAGGCATATGGGATGCTAATTCGTTAGCCGTGCCCTCTCTGTTCGGAGCCTTGAATATCTGCTTTGTTATGGTCATTAGAATGACACCGTTCCTAAGACTGCAATTTCACCTGAAGATATTGAGATTGTCCCTGATGGAGCAGAAAGCGAGAACGAGTCAATTTCTGTTCCGGTTGTCGTATCTACCGTGTTATTGATTGCCCCAAGATAATCCGCCTCAGTAACGTCATCTTCAAAATCTACGCTATCATCAAAGAACGCCTGAAGCTGGTTTTCAATTGCAGTTCTCATTGTGGGAGTGTCAGGTGTGATGGATGTGAAAGTAAAATCAACCTCCACTGGCGTTGGGGCAAATACGAAAACATCAGCCTCAGAAGTGTTTGCTGGCATTGCCCCGTTATCAATAATGGCCTGCTTTGTGTTTGCCAAAACTGTAGCAGTAGGGATTATGTTTGCATCACCGTCACGCAGAACGTAAACAAAGACCTGACCGGGGGCTGGAGCAGATCCCGGAGATGGCGCAGGGTCCGCAACTGACAAGGTTGGCGTAACAACAAACGCCCTAGTGTTACCAGCAACGCCAAGAGCGGCAAGCTTTACCTGATCGGCTGTAAATACACCTTCAATAATAGATCGTGAAAGCAATATCCTAGCGCGATACTCATCATCCGTCTCAATATCAGACCCGCCTGATATTCCGTCAAACTGTGCGGTTCCAGTGCCATCTGCCCCTGTAATGGCGGAAGATAGGTTTAGAACAGAACCGGCATCCAGATTAGTGCTAGAACCGGTCGTGGTGCATGAAACATTTGCATTGGCATAAGTGGAAGTATAGGAGATGGTTCCAGTTGCTGGTGTCGCCGGAGATCCTGAAATCTGAAATGTAAACTGATCGCGCGCGGTAACGGTTATCGAAAATGTTCCATTATATTCCGCCTGATCTGCGCCTGATATAGTCACTTCAAGGTTACTTGCTAGGGAGTGGTCAGCCGCCATCGTTGCGGTTGCAGTTGTCCCAGATCGCGTAATAGAACTAATAGCCTGACTAACATTCTGAATAACCGCTACTGCGGATGTTTCATATTCAAGTCCGTTAGAACCGTTGAATATAGTCAGAGCAGGAATTACCGTTCCGTTAGTTCCGGGTATAGAAAGATTACCCTCAGCCGATGATGCGGGGTTTCTTGTTAGGTCTTCGTAATCACCCCATCGCTCAAGGTAAACACCACCGGCAAATTGAGGAAACAACTGGAACGAAAGATCACGAATTTTTAGCTGGTTTGAATACGCCAAGGCAGAAGCCGAATCAATCATCGGCCTTGCAAATGATCCGAAAACAGTAGGATCAACTTCTGGAATACGACGCCTTAGCTCGGCACGACCTTGACCAGATAGCGTTGCATATGTTTCAAAGTTCAGAGCCACGAGTATTATCCCAAAGAATTGAATAAGATTTTGTTTCGCCGGTAACGGTTGTTATTTCAATGTTAAAACTTACACCTTTTGCGGTTACATTGGCAACACTTGCACTAACTGACTTTGCTATTCCATCTTCTACCATCCAAGCCAAGCAGTTATTTGCAGCAACTTCAATTTGATTGATTATGTCTCTTGTTATCCTTGATTGCTCATATAGCCACAATATTGATCCAAGGCCACGCCCCACATCAGCAGTAAGAATATTACCAACCCAACCGCGACGACTAAACGCAGTTGCTACGTTTGATGCGGGCGCACGGTCATCGGTGAACAAAGAAACAATAATTGCTGTCTCAAACCCATCAACAGATTCGAAGTTTTGATCAAAGACAGAAAGATCGTAAATTCCGTCTGCATTTTTTTTAAGTCTAAGGTCTTGCTTCATACTGGAGGTCCCGTATTAGATGCACCTGACTGAACCCCGCTATGAACGTGAGTTTTGAGACTTTTACCATCAGCCGACACATCTCCACCAGTCACCACTAGGCCCGCCGCAGTAAAGTCAAAGGTAGTTCCGCCAACATCGAAAGAAACTGAGTTTGACGCGGTTACAGAAACATCACCGCCAGAAATAACGGTAACATCTCCACCAGCGGTTAGAGAGGCACTCCCACTTACAATCACCTGAGTGTTTGCAACTGAATTAACCAAAACATCGCCGTTCTCTTTGAAGTAAACGTATGAACCAGTTACATAGTTTCCAACCGCAACCTCACCCTCGGAAAGGTTCTTTAAGGTTCTGTTTTTGGGATCGTCTGCAATCCCTATTGCGTTAGACTCAAGTCCATTTTGCGCAAACAGCATTGCTATTGAACCAGCAGGAGGGTTATGCATCACACCATACGGTGTAAAAAGCGTTCCCTTCTGTGGGTTTGTGTCACTTTTACCCTCATATGAAAACCAACCATCACGCAGGTTTACGCTATCGTCTGAACCGATAACCTTAGCCATCTTGAAGATTGATTTAAGTCTCTGCAATATGTTGTAAGGGATACTACTCAACGCTGGAACCTTACGCTTGTATCTGGGGTTTGGCGCTGCAAATTATTACCTTGACGCGCCCGTCTCGTGTCAGTCTCGTTATCAATTCGTACATTATACGCTTCTGGCGGCGCCATTGAAATAATACAATTCGTTCCGCCAAGAATATCAACAGAATATTCTACAGATCGAATAAGCATAATCCCCCGGATACCCGCAAAATCATCCTTCACAGAGACTAGTTGCCCAAAATCCCATAGCTCGCCATTTTTCTGAGAAACGCCAACAACAGTCACTTTATAGTCGGTGCTTCTAGCCTTCCTTACATTGGCCTCTTCAACCGCACGATTGCCACTTTCTGAATTGCCCATAGACTCCTCGGACTGCAAGTTCAGGAATCTGCTTTCCCGTATTGCTGAATCGGTAGCTTCACCACCCCGACTTGTCGAATCATCTTCGTAGTCACTCAAGAACCCAAAGTTGTCTTGAGACGAAACCTTGTAAGTCCTGAATCTGTTCTGATGATCGAATGAGACAGAATAATTTTTTACATTGTTGTTAGTGTTGTTAATCTCATGGGTGATAGAAGATGAAGCCCTAACCAATCCCGGACGGTAAACCAAAAGTCTACCATCGCCACTTGCCACTAGGTATACTTGTTTCTTGCGGGCAAAAGATGTCAGATAATCAATGCAAGATTTACCCGCATCAGCCGAAACACCCACATCGGCCTCAAAAGAAAACTCATCACCGGAATCCTCAAACAGAACCGGCGATCCGATAGAGTTTACAACCTCAATATCCGCACCAAGATCGGCAATAACTTTTTCACACATCCCAACCATTGAAACGGGAGTCGGAATATTCTTTGCCGCGTCTGGAACAGATGAATCAATCAAATCGCAAGTGTTGTCACGCCCCGAAACCTCAACGGTGTGCGTGTCGTCATCCATTCGACCAATTACACGCTCCGCAAATCCGGTAATCTTTGGCTTTCCATTAACAACAACCTGAACCTTATCCCCTGCTTTTACAGGATACCGCGCCGGGGTTGTGTTTGATGAAGTGAACCGAAACGCGCCTGAATTGGCGTCAATTGATCTTTGAACGCTTGCTGTCTCCCAAAGCTCAAATTTCTTGCCGTTTACACGAATTTCAAAACTCACGTTCTAAACACCGTAGTTTGACCCTCAATCATCGTCGCTGCGTCATCGGGGTTTAAGTCACGCAGCTCTAGCCCGCGATTTGCCAATGCAACATCATCGGTAAATTCCTCGGCGTTCAGCTTGTATGCAAGAACAAAGGAAGAAACCGGAGCACCCAGATTGATTGTTGTGGTATCAAATGTTTGCTGTCTTTTCTGATCCAGAACAGCCAAAGAAGCAAGCCTTACATCTTCAACAGCAGTTCTTACGTTAGAATCAGACTGTATAAGTTCAGAATCCTGCGTATCGACACGCATTAACTGTTCATGTGCGTTTTCAAGTTCCTGCCTGACTGTATTCACATCATCAATGGTTCTGTACTCATTAGCCGCCGCAACCTCATAAGCCGCTATAAGTGCGTTTATACGTGTTGTATATACAATGCTCTCGCGATTTGCGTTACGCTCAATCCTTCCTTGAGTTGTCGCAGGCCACAAAGGGACACTAGCGCCAGAAGCATCAGAAACATAATCCCCACGAATGTCTGACAATCTCAGCGCCAACCCAGCGCCAAAGTTCGTCAAGGATATCAAGTCACCAAAAGCTGAGCTTAGTGGACTTTGAAACGTATTGAGAAGGTCAAGCCCCTGATTAAGGCTAAACGTTCCTGTAGCTGCGCTTTCAGATGCAACCCTACTAAGTCCCAAGCTGATGTTCTGCCAGAAACCGGGATTGTTAACATCTGAAGCCCCGACGAATGTTGCGGCCAAATCACCGCCACTTCTAATCAAAGACGAGGCGTTCAACTGCGTGTTCTGGATAATTCGCCCAACCTTGCTCAGTGTTTCAACCGGTAGGGTGTTCTTTATTTCTTCGTATGAATCTGCAATTGCTTGCTGAAAATCGTACTCAGCAACCGACGCATTAGCCGCCGTGTCAGGGTTTATCCAATCACTTGCCAATGTGTTTTCGGTCTGCAACCTAGCTTCATCACCAAGCTGATACACTTCCTCAACATCAACAGGCGATTGAGCCGGACCCGCAGCAGGGCGACCTGCGGCAAACTCAAGGTTGAACGCTATTTCACCAACAGACTGTTGGCTTGCATCAATGGAATACGGAAGCGCATAAACGTTTTGCGTTCCAAAAACCGGAAGCGTAAGGCTACCAGCCCCAGACTCATTCAGGGCTTGTCTTAGGGCATCTGACCTAGCCTTGAAGTCCGATCCAGTTACAAACGCCCTGACAGTGAATTTAGGCGGCAGTTGCCCCAAGTCCTCAACAAATCGCTCGCTTGAGTTTACGTACTCATGCAATACGATCTTTCGACCCTCTTCAGGTAGGATTTCACTCCTTACGAGGAACGGTATTCCCTTGAATGATGCCGGTAAAAGCTGTCTTGTTAGATTATCTGTCATTCAACCATCAATCAAAAGGATTCCACCAGCTATCTCCTTGACTTCCTGTGTTCAGGCCAATCTCAGAGGATGTAACTTTTGAGCCGGGAGCAGCAGCGACTTCAATTCGCCCCGACATATTCATGTTGTTGTTAACTCTTGCGGCCTTTTGATCTGCGACACTTTTTGTCGCCTCGTCATCACCAAATCCAAAAAAGCTTTTCGCATCTGAAATGCCGCCAGAAAAAGTTTCTTTTATGCTTCCAAGATTAGAAGACACGCTTTCCAAAGCCTGCATCGCCCCGCCATTTACTAACGAATCCACTCCCTCAACCAGCATTTTTACGTATTGCACTGCAGCCTTTAATGGAACAAGCATAATCTTTATTGCTGTTCCAATTTTATCTAGAGCCCACGCAAACCCGTCAAACGAATCTCCACCGTTTTCTACTACACCGAAAAGATCAAGGATTGGCGATATGGCCTTTCCGGCTTCGCTTGCTATTTCTTTGACCATTTGAATAACGGGATGACCTGTGTTCCACCAATAGACAAAACCCGCAGCAAGACCCGCAACGGCAGCGGCGATCAACCCAAACGGAGAAAGAAGGACAGACAGAGACATTGCCAAGGCACCAAGCCCCATAGCAAGAATAGGGATTATGGCGACAAGAGAAGCTATTGCCGCTCCGAACTTAATTAGGGCAGGATTGTTATTGATAAATTCTTTCATGACCTTTCCAGCCGCCACAAAGAATTTTGCCAAAACCACAACTACAGGCTTTATGACATCCCCAATTGCCTCAAATGTATTTACCGCAACGGCCCTCAAAATACTAAATACGGTGCTTGATCGACCAGCCCTATTTTCAAGCTCCCTCATCATAGAGTTTAGAGCACGATCACTAGCCGCCTGTTTCATTGTTTCTTCTAAAGTGTCAATTCGGTTGATGGCTTTTTCAATAAATCTAGCCGCTTCAGGCCCGAAAACTTTTTGGAGAACAGCACCCCTCTTCGATACGTCAATCTTTGCAAACTTTTCTAGTTGCTCTGTCAGAGCGCCAACCGGATCAGCCATAAGCTCCTTGATAAGCTTTGGGCTTCTCTTGAACTTGTTGAACATCATGTTTAGTCCAGATGCAGCAAGTTCACTAGTTGTCTCTACTTGGTTCGCGAATGCAGCAAGACCAGAAACAACCTCTGGCGGAAACCGCATTGTCCCCATGGTGCCGCTTGTTCTCTCAATGATGTTGATCATGTCTGGGCCGTTGGCGGCAAAGCTATCCGCCAAGAAGTTAACCTGATCCATCAAGTCGCTGATGGCTGTTTGACTTAATCCAAGCTTTGCCCTAATAGAACCTAGCGCCCTACCCGCCTCGGAGTCAGCCATGTCGAAAGCTACAGCAGTACGCGCACCAAGCTTAACAAAATCATCAAGCTCCTCAAGAGGTATGCCCATCTTCAGACCCTCAAAGGCTTGCTGCAATAGACCTACTTTGTCTTTGCCAAGCTCTTCTGATAGAGCCTCCATAGACGATTCCATTGCATTGAGCTGAGAATCAGTTAGATCACCTACGCGCACAAGGTCTGCAAGAGCATCTTCGACCGCAACCGACTGCTTAACGAACTTAGTAAGCGCAGCGCCCACAGCAGCGCCACCAACAGCACCGGCAAGATTCTGCATTTTATCGCCGGTTCTCTGTAGCCTCTCACCCATGGAAATAACCCCACGAGTGGCTTTTTTTACCTTGCGTTCAAATGCGTTAAGAGGCCCGGAAAACCTGTCAACTACCTGATAAATATACTCAATTGAGTTGCTCATTATTTCTTTTTCATCCGGGCTTCTTGATCACGTATTATTTTTGTCTGCCTATCTCTTATTACTTCAATTTGATAGACAGACATATAGTCAACTTCAGAGTAACTTAAAGCGCCTTCCGCTCTGTAGACTGTGTCATAGACGTATTCGATCCACTTTCGTCTAGAAAATCCAATCCGATAGTAAAATTTGCACAATAGGCTACTGCCATACCCACCATGTCTTTCGGGTTTAGTTCCTCAAACATCTCAGATGTCATTGGAACCTCACCTTCCACCAAGGCAAGAGGTGCATTCTTAAATGTCACCATTTTCTTGAAGTTATGAACGAAAGCAGAACGATCAACCGATGAAACCTTTAAGGCAACATCAATCATATCTTTCATATCTTCCGATTCAAGCTTGTGATCATCCTCTGTTCGATCAGTGAACTTTTTAACCTCTTCGCCGGTTTCTTCTTTTTGTTTTCTTTCTTCACTGACCTTGCGCATGTCGAAGAACGCCTTGGTAATGGCGCACTCAAGCTTATCCGCATACTCAAAATGTTTGCCGTTAAACTCAGAAAGCTCAACAAACTCAACTTCCCGAAAATCACCTTTTACCGGCATTTTAACGGGACGTTTAAGCGTATAGATCATTTTACCATCAATATGTGACATAGTGGTTTCCTGCCTTTATGTCTGATTAGCCGATTTGAATCGGATTGCCTTTGAACTCAAGCGGAATATCACCGTCTGAAGTAAGGCTCATTTCTGGATCGTTCGAGAGGGACGCGGTAGACATGTTCATTTGAATTCCGCTATCCACATACTGGATTACCAATTCGCCCGGAGTAGATTTCCATGCGGCGATTTTTCCAGCAGAATCCGACGTGTTAGGCAGGGAAAAGTTAATTGCCCCCACCTTTGTCTCAGCATTTACAGAGTGAACCGTTTCAATGCTGTCGCCGCCGCCAGATGTTGACCGAACGTTAGTTTCACCAAAACCACCAGTTACCATAAGGGTGTTGGGGATGATGTAAACAGTTTCGCCATTAACTCGGACGGAGCCGTTAGATAGTGCTTTTGACATACCCAATCACCTTACAGAGTAATAGTTGTTGAGCTTGACCTGATATCAAAATCAAGCGCCAAGTTGTAGTTAACGTCACGAATCTGAGTGACAATCGGAAGCGGCCCGTTAATCGCAACAGAGCCGGTTGCAAGCGTTACATCAATCGTTGTGTTGTCGCTGAAATACTTTACAGCAGCCTGACCAGCCTGAACTAGAACGTTTGCCGCAAGAACTTGGTAGATATCCAGAAGATCGGCACGAATTGAGTTTTCGTTTTCAATCGACCGACCCGGAACCAGATCACCTTGAGTCAAGCGTGATTGCGAGTAGTTAGACTTCAAAACGTTAAAGAAAATCTCACGGCAAACCGAACCGGTGCGAACATAGTTCAGATACAAGAAGCTATCGTTTGCATTGCCAGCCGCATCAGTGGTGCGGGTAGTAACAACCGGACCCATGATCATCGTATTCAGAGCGCGGTTAACACCAAACGTTGTAAAACCAGCGTTCTCAAGCTCAACCTGTTCAGTCGCGGTGTACAGGTTCGTTGGTGACGTTACCGGAGCATTCGCAAGCGGGGTATTAAAGTACGGCAGGGAAGCCAAAGCTGGTCCACCAGTCGCATCATTCGGTGCATTTGATGCCGTGATACGATCCGCAATCTGCGATCCAGTCGAAAGCCGCTTGTCATCAACCGACATAAAGTAGGTCAAAATCCAGTCAGCAGGCTGTAGTATTGCGGGGCCTTTATGCGTTGCGGTGTCAAGCTTGTTGTTGCCGCCTACAACCAATGACTGGTCGTTAAGCGATGCAACCTTGGACTTGGCATTTGCTACCGTTGCGCTGAATCCGTGGAAAACAACGCCATCCATAATCTGATTGGAAGCGTTGAACCGTGCGCTGAAATAGTCAGTAGCGGTGTCAAGGTCAGAAGTCCAACCTTCAGGCCAGCTTACAGAGGTGTAGCGGATGCCTTCGATGACGTCAAACACACCGGTAAATGATGGATCAGTAGAACCACCGGCCCAACCTGTCAGCGTGGCAGTTACACCAGCAACAGAATTATCTACGTTCTCGTATTTCAGGCCGTAGGTGTTGCCTAGTGATCCGACATCATCAGCCGTTAGTGTTAGCGTTCCGGTAGCATTTGACGCAGTGAAAGGCACGTAATCAAGCGCATCGAATGCAGCATCAACAGCAGCCGCGATTTCCGTTGCCGTGTCGCCAGTCGTTACAGATACATCAACTTGGAACTGAGTCTGATCAACTGCGGTGATACGCAAAGTGCCATCAGAAGTCGCAGTGCCAGAAAATGCAATTTCAGCGGTTGCCGCTACGCCTGAACCATTCGGATCAAGTGAAATGACATCAAGCTTCGGAATAACAACAGAATTGTCTTTGTTAACACCAAGGAACCAGTTATTGATTCGATGATACGCCTCATCCTCACCAAAAGCGGCGCGGACTTGGGCGCGTGTCATAAGGTGAACATCGGTAACGAGCGCACCAGATGTAGCAGAGCCACCCGTGCCCGTCTGGCATACGATAAGGCTCTTACGATCCTCAAACGCATCTACCAGAGGTGCCTGGAGTAGCTGAATATTTCCGCGGGGATTACTTGAGGGTGAACCCATTACGAATCAGCCTTCTTTTTAGTAGTTACAGACTTAACAACTTCAACAGCGCCATCCATACCGGCATCCCGCAGGCGGTTGCGCCAATAGCGATCTAGCGGAACACCGTCTTTGTCCGCCTTTACCATGATTGTTGATCCGGGCTTTACACCGTTCAAAATCACGTCACTCTTGTTGACAAGAGTAATTGTGTTTTGCTTCATTGATTTGTTCTCATATGCGGAGATCATTGCGCAATGTTCTCTTTTCGTTTCAATCCACAGCATTATGAAGCACAAAAGAAGAACATTCAATAATTTGTTTGATTGTGTGATTTTTCTGTTGACAGGTTACGTTTATTGCCGTATGTTTATGTCGGATAGAAAGTCGTGATAAACGTTCGTTTAAAGTTGGCATGGCAACTATACTGGTGATGTGTGTGACGCTGAGTTTTTCACGATAATTTCATACAGCTAATTACCAGACCAGAGATAGGCCCTCTTCGGAGGGTCTTTTCTTTTGGATGTAAATGTAATGTTATAACATAACACTTTTTGATTCAGATACTATTAACCGCCTTTTCTCCCTGCAATCTTAAAGAAATTACCGTTCTTTTTTGCAGTCTCAGACCACGAGAAGCCATAAGGCCGGATACTTCGTTTCCCTTTTGCGCCAGTGTGACGCATCGCAAGGCTTACCTTCCTCACGAACTCCCATGTCCCTTAAGCGGATCGGACAAATCCTAGATAGATTATTCCCCGTGGTCAGTGGGGTGGAACTCTACCTAGAAAGCAAAATCCCCCGGTGGTGCCGGTTTGCAGGTTCCCGTTGCTGGCAAGCAGAGCGGAATTTAATTGTCATCTTGTTTAGCATCGCGACGACCAAACGATATGGGAAAGTTTTTATAGATAAAATGACGATACAAGTTGAAATTATAGATAATTCTGGTATCTTCATTTTTACAGACGCGGAAACAACCGTTCCAAAAACCGTGTCTGTCTGGCGGCACGATGTTGATAGCATCTGTCGCCGCTTTCTTTTTATAGGGTGTTTCTATCTGAAAATCAACCACGAAAAAAGGCAGCGCTTCGAACACTGCCTTTTACTTTTAGGGTCGGTAATGATTCCAATCTAAATCAAAACGACCATCAATCTCCAATGACTTATATAAAGTACTTAATTTCCAACAAAGAATCAACAAAAAAAAAGCCCCGCTATTGCGAGGCTAAACGTCTTGCTATTGTTTCAAATGGCTCTGGATCGTGACCAGTTACCTTATACCACGTTTCGCTTGTCCAGTTATAGTTAGGCATTACAGACTTTACTACTCCGTAGAATGTTCCTTGTGCAAGCTTAACTGATACCTTATCTCCAACTTTAAATGATCGCATGGATTGGGTGGTTGTCATCATACATATCCAGATTAACTGTCACTTCGTACATATCGAACTGAGCCATTTCATCGGCACGTTTTTTAATGATTTTTTCAAGGTGCGGCGGCAAAGTAGGTTCTTTAACGATAAAACCTTTTTTCTCAAGTTTCTTTTTATTTTTAAGGCTAACGATAATTGCTTTGGTGTTCATCTGTCTATCTCCTCTGTGTTGATAAGTATGTTATACGACGTATGGCGAAACATGTCAACAAGAAAATGCATAAAAAAGACCGCCCATTTAGAGCGGCCTTCTTGCATTAGGCTTTCAGCTTTTCTTGAAGGATATCTAAGAGGCACAAAAGATCGTCAGCGGCTGTTTCGGCCTCCATCATATCCTCTAGTGCATCAAAAGACTTGTCGCTTTTTTGTTCAGCGTGAAGCGTTCTCAATTGATTTACAGCCTCCGCAATAGAATATGTCAGAGACTCGGTTTCATCAATTACTCGCTGGGTTATTTCAATCTGTTTCATCACACACAACCTCAAAAATGTTTGGCGTGATAAGAGTCAATAGTCTTTCCTGATTCGCTCATCACGAAAACAGAAAACGCCTCATATTCAAGAAATTCTCCCATATCTTCGTGCAGCACGAGGTTGATTTCACACAGTCCACCAGATGGAGTCTCAAAAGAAATTGTTCCATTTGGTGTTTTTAGAACGCTGCGTGCTTCCTGAACAAGCTCAAGATTTCCGCAGTGTTTCGTCTTTAGGTACATCATGTCTTTCTACTTTCTTTCTGTCTAAGTTGGAGCCACAGGCAGGAATAGAACCTACAAAACCTCACTACAAAAGAGGAGTGATACCATTTCACCACAGTGGCATTGGTCTAGGTGGCAGGACTTGAACCTGCGGCCTCTGGTTTCCAAAACCAGAGCTCTACCAACTGAGCTACACCTAGTTTGGTGGCAGGGGAGGGATTCGAACCCCCGACCTTCAGGTTATGAGCCTGACGAGCTACCACTGCTCCACCCTGACATAAATTAAATGGTGGGGCGCAACCAAATAGTCACCCCCACCCAAAAGCCGAATACAAAACAGGGTTGGAAACCTGAAATGTTTTGGTTGTTGTACCTATCATCGCAATGAAAGGCGAACTTCCCCGGCACTATTTCGTCAATTCTTCCAGATCACCACGAAAGTCAATATATGGGATGATTGATTGCGGCTTGAAGGTTACACGGTAATGGTACTCGCTAACACTTGCAGAATCAACCTGCTCAGCAAATTATGTTACGTTGTCAGAAAGGCCAAGAAAGTTCTTCTTGTACTGACCGGGCCCAGTCTTGCAAGTCACGGTCAACTGACCTGATTTGTCGTAATTTCCAAGAGAGCACTTGCCCTCCATTACAAGCATATACTCGCTTGTGATCCCATTGTAGAACACAATGCGACGATCAATCTCAAAGTTGTCAGCAGCTTTTGACAGGTTACTTGATGCAATGTCAGCGTCATTACACGCGGAAAGGCCAATAGCCACCAATGGAACAGCAAGAAATTTAAGTTTATTCATCTCATTCTCCTTTATTTCGATCACCCCAACACCAAGCAGAATCTAGAATACTTGATGTCACCATGTTGATTCATGTGTTGCCCACTTATCAGGGGTGTATTTGAAGTGAGGCGTTCGGCCTTCCAAGGAGCGTCCTCTGTATTTTTACATACTCGACCACTATCCGAACCTGCTTTTTCGAGTGTTTCCACAGCCTCACAAAAGACAAGACCCCAAGGGCATGGCGTAGAGCAATCCGGTGCAACTCATACGGCAGGCTAATCCTTCGCCTGATCTTGTCATTTCTAAGGGCGGGTGATGTGGCGTGACCTTTGCCTATCTGGCTGGTTATTTCCTCACGCTGGACCGGGAATAAACATCTACCCTGCTTGCCAGCACATCAACCCACTACTTAACCCCCATGCACCACAATCGGGAGGCATCGGCTGGAACTGTGGAGCTTAATTCTGGCTATGGGATTAACCAGTCAACACCAGCCTGAAACTTAATTCCGCTACGTTACATCACGGCTACCACGCATTTCCTTTTATATAGCGGGAACTATGTGCTCCGTGGCCTCCCCCGCTAGATGTTGGATGGTCGCTAACTCCACCTACCTTCGCATTGCCTGACTTTCGCCGCATCGGTTTCCCTCTTAAGGGTCTGGAAGGCCATTCACCGTCTACATGAGCTTACATGCTTCAACATCTAAACCAACTTTTACGCCATCAAACGTTATGCGTCAAGAAGTTTTTTGCGTTACTTATAGGTAAAGTTTTGTAGGTAATTCGTGTTTTCTATCAATAATTTACTTGCAGGTAAACTATGGCAGAGGTTCATCGTCTAGGTCGATTGACGAATCAAGTTCTGACATATCATCGCCGTTCAGGTCCCAATTGGCCACTACATTACGGAAAGCCACATCAGGCTGCAGTTGCCACCCGTTGCCCTCAAAGGTAATAACTGAAGGTAGCGCAAAGTCGTATACAATCGTGCTGTAGGCATTGTTTCGAATTCCGTTGCCGAACCCATTAGATACAGGAACGAACTTCTGTTGTGTGTCCGGGTCGGTGAACTCGAAACCAAACAGCGTACTATACAGGGAACGGTAAATTTCAGTGTAGCCTAGTGTCTTAGCGTCAAAACCTGATGCATCATTCGCGGTCGGAAAAAAAACAACAATCGAAAAGTTCTGGATTAAAATCTGTTTGCCCAAATTCCCCGGATAAAAAGAGGCCACCGAATCGTTCATAGTGTGGCGGTCTTTTGAAACATCCACGTCAGTAGGGATAACGAACGCCCAAAGAGTGTTTGCGTCCGCTTGTTCCGTATACATAGACTGAGCGTGGTCAATTGTTGCAACCCCGGTAACCCTGACAGACCGAACAAGCTCAATGCTGGCAATATCACCAGTCGGGAAAGAAGGATAACCGCTTACATCAATCGTGAACGTGTTTGCATCTGGAACTGTTGCAACTGTGTGAATGCCAACAAGGCCAGATCGGCCCTCAAGCAAAACACCTGAACCAGTTGGAAGTGTGTCAATCCCCGATGGAAACTCAATCTCAAACGTGCGACGATTCGGAACCGCAACTATAGTGTGTATTGTGTTCCATACCGATTCGTTGAAACCATCAATATCTAGCGTCGTGGAATCAAGTGCTTGCTGTGGAGCTGTAAGATCATGATCGAAGTTTGTTGTAAATCTTACCGTTCCATCTCCATTATCAACCGCGCTTGCAATGCTATTCTCAAACTTGCCGGATGAAATGACAACCTTTTTACCAACAGTCAATCCGTGGGCGGTAGACGAAACTGTCACAGTTGATCCGTCTGACGTTGCCGTTCCAGTGAGTGTCACGCTAAACTTGTCAGTGAAAGCAGGCAAATAGCTGCGCATGTGATTCACTATATCATTTGGACTGATCATACTTTTGCCCGCTCTTTAAATCTTTGGTAAAATAGGTCTATTGTGTCGCCAACAGTATTGTTGATCGCCAGAATCAGTGTGGGACGTGCGCGCATTCTACTGGTGCCAGTCTCAACAAATTCTCCGTACTCCGCACTGAAACCAACTCTCATTGTATGCCAGCTTGCAACCTTACCATTGTAAGACCTCAGCAAACGTCCAGTCTCAGAAGCAAATGGTTCACCCGCTGCCGATGCCTGATGCTCACGACCACGACGCAAATAAACCCGTCCTGTCTTACGCTGCTTAGTTGTTAAGTTCTCCGTCTCACGCCCAACAATATCAACCGTGTCAATCAAGGCTTCACGCATACCTTGTTTATGATATTCCACATGTTTAGGAATCTCAATTAGAACCGATTTTGTCTTTTTGGTTGTCGTGATTTTCATAGGTCAAATATACGACATCAAAAAAAGTTTGTCATTTGGTGTTTTTGTTGTTGGCGCGTTACGACGGCTGTCGTATAAAAATGACATCAACCAACCGAGGAGATGAACAATGTCTAAAATTGCAGTCCGCATGAATAAAGGCTTCCATGTTGAGTTCGACAATGGACTTACCTTTAGCGTTCAGTTTGGAAGTGGTAACTATTGCGATAACCGCAATGAGGAATTCACCACAGATGGATACAAAATGTCGTCCAATGCTGAAATTGCAGTCTGGGACAAAGAAGGAAACTTCTGCAAATTGTCTGAATACGATGACGTTGCTGGATATATTCCTGTTGACGATGTTTTTGACCACATTCAAAATGTGAGGAAAATGCCATCAGGAACCAACGGCAATAACTGGAACTACAAAGCTTGATACTTTCCCCGGCTTCGGTCGGGGTTTTCTTTTAAGAACTAGACCCATCTACATCATCATCACCACGATCAGAGCATTGCACGATCAGATAACGGTTATCTTCACCGTCATTTGTGACACGCAGCGCTCTGAATCGTTTTCCGTTGTAGTCTATGAAGTGGTTTCCGTCTTCTGGAAGAACGATAGAAGAATTGAATCTTACATAGAACAGGTGGGTTGCACGGTCATCAATCGCGATACCCGCAAACCGCTTAGTTCCTTCTACCGTTTCGATAGCTGACCATAGGCGGTAAAGTTCAACAAACGTCTCTACGCCAGACGGGTTGTCAAAATCTGGAACTAAATCACGTCGTTGCACTGAAATAGGGTGACGTAAATCACCGGTGCAAATTTCCAGTTTTGGGAATCTCTTCTTTCGGCACGTTGCCATTATGCGAACACTTCCAAGATTCGATATGGTGCAAGCAGAGACCTAGCCGCTCCACCGACTGAACCCTTTGACTCAGCACACTCGCAATCGCCACGATCCTCAAATAGTGCGTTCGACATCATCATTATGGCTATTTTAATCGGTTGCGGAACAGCAGAAGCATCACCATAACCAGCAACAAACGTTACGCGAATAGGACGTGGCAACTCCGTTCCATGTAGCCACCAGCTTGAATCTGGAAACGAATTAGGAAACAGCAAGCGGGGATATGTGATATAATCCTTTAGCTTGTAATCCGTGAAAGCGTCATAAGACTCAGTTGATTCATTCCACGTTTCAACCGAAGTGATGGACTGTAATGGAGATTTGTTAATCTGGATGAATGGACCTTGCTCAAGTCGAGTGCAAAGTAATGTCTGAAAGTCACCACGCGCTGTACGCTCAACAAACCAACGTCCGGTGTATGCCTCGGCCAAGTCTGTTGCTGTCTGCAAATACGCTGCAATAAGCGCATCTTCATCGTCAAAGGAAATCTTGGCAAATTCCTTGAACTCAGAAACAGTAACCGGCAACTCAGCAGGAGCTACCGTTACAGTGTAATAGTCATTTTTGAAGACAGCGGACATTGAAACCCTATCTATATATCACGCAACCCACCTTTAAGGTTACGCATTTTTAAAGTCGGCCTTGAAAGCTGCTTTCATTTTACCAAGAGACTTGCGACGATCAAGCTTAACGCCAAATTCAGCCGCATATTCGTCTAGCGTCTCTTTATCATCCATTGAGTACACAAATTCCCAATCAGGTCCATTTTCCGGCTCTTTATCTTGTTCTTGTTTTTCGACAACTTCAGCTTTTGTGTCTTCAATTTCGACATCAATAGATGGTTTTTCGACATCCGCAAATTCAGCCCATGCAGTCGCGCAGATTTGATCAGCCCATTTCTGAGTTAGATCATCTTCGCCCTCTTTAACCATTCTAACATGAACGCCCTCGAACGCAAATAGACCTGACTTGAGGATATTGACTTTAACCATAATTTACTCCGAAAGAAGGTAGGGAGGCCCGAAAGCCTCCCGTGCTAGATTATTCAGGCAGAACTTCGCCGTTCAACATGCACGAAACATTGATGGTTGCACCAGTCGTGGTGCCAGTCGAAACAATGTTAGGACGCACATAACGCTTGGTGCTGTGAACACCGGCTTTAAAGTAGGAGTCACCATCTGCGGTAGCAGCGGTTACACCAGTGTCAACAGCATCAGAACCGCTAACAACGACGATCTTTTCAGAGCCAACCGTAGTACCGTCGGAAAGACCGGAGTCATCACCTTCAGTAAAGGTCAGCTTGTAAGTGCCATCGGTATATGCGCTTGCGGCAATGAAGAAAGTCACGCCAAGGTCAGCATCTTTAGTGTCAAAGATGAAACCGTTAGTGGTGGTATCAGTGGCAATGTCGCCCTCAAAAGCGAGGAGAAGATTGCCGTGAGTAACCATTTCGCGTACAGCCATTTTAAAACTCCTTAAGCCGCAATTTTCAGAATTTTACCGGCTTCGTAGTTCGTAACCGCACCGCCGACACGTTTAGTGGTGTAATAACGAACATACGGTTTAGCGGTATAAGGATCACGCAGAACGCGAATGCCGAGACGGTCTACAACGGTATAGAACTCTTCGAAGTCCGCAACAACCATTGCAAGCGCATTGGATGCTTTTACAGGCATGTCTTCCATGAACACAACATCCTTGCCAAGCAGCATTTTAGTGCCGCCTTCCATAAGGATACGCGGGTCAAGAAGGTATGCGCCATCGGAACTTTTAAGCTGCATAACATCGGTAAACGTTGCACGTTTCATGCCGAATGTTGCGTTCGCCTGATAATCTTCGATCAGCGAGTTGCCAAGCTCAATGATGTCATCAGCATCGAAGTCGCCAGAGGTACCAGAGGTAATCTGCTCAACTGCATTACGCTCGTAAACACCAGCAGACGACCAAGCCGCATACGACAGGAAGCCTTTAGGTTTCTGAGAACCATCACCAGCAACAAAAGAGGTGTTCTCTTTGCGACCAATCTGCGACGAAACCTTACGGGACAGCCAGCCTTCGATATCAAAACCAGCGTCATCAAGCATTTTCTGCGTAGCGCGAGGCTGTGCATATACTTCATGTACCGGAATCTTGATAAGGCCAACCTGCGGGGTGTTGGTGTCCGGGCGAGACTGTACTTCACCAACCCAACCCGAATCAGACTCATCGTCATCAAGGATAAGTTCGTAAACATCCGAAGTCGTGGTCACAACGTTTGCAACCTGACGAAGCGGAGAGGTTTCGAAAATACGCTCGCTGATCTGGTTAGAACGGTCAGTGGTAACGAAATAACCACCATCCGGGCCAGATGCAGCAACCATGTCCTTAACCTGACGATCAACTTCACGATCATCGGCGCCAAACAGGTTTTTCTCAGCGTATGCCTTGTAAGCGCGTTCTACGTGTTCCTCATCAACAAGAACACCTTTGCGCAGGTAACGTGCAACAGCGTGTTTAAACTCTGGATCACCGGCATCCTCGCCAGCGTCACCGCGAGCAATTTTACCTTCGAGGAATGCAACCTTCTGCTCAAGTTCTTTAGCAGCAGCTTTTTCTTCTGCACGTTCTTTGTTTACGGCGTCGATACCATCAGCGGCATCTTTAGCCATTTTTTCGAGCTTTTCATTGTCAAGCCCGTCTACTTTGCCCTTAACTTCATCAAGAGCAGACTGAAACGCAGTTACGGAATCGTAAATACCCTTCAGTTCAGTTTTGATTTCTTCGCTCATTATTCACCTTTGATAGCGATTTGAATACGTTTGAGTTCAGTAAGAATATCGGCATCGTCCGCTTCCCGCTTCTTACTCTCATCCGCATCCCGCATCAAAGACTTGTGAGCCGAAACAAGCATTCTTGCTTTTTCACCTTGGCAATATACACCAGATTTAAACAGTTTTTCAAGTTCTCGTTCAGTAAATGCTTCAAAATCATCAATTCGGAAGCACATTTTCTCTTGGAATGGACTTTCCATACCCATCTTTTCGTAATAACGATTAACGTTATTTACTACAGTCTGGCGATCTGCATCTGGGATATCAACTCCACCTCTTGCACCTGACAGCGCAGCTGCAGCGGCAAAGATTGCACGAGGAACAGCAACCAAACGGCCATCAATCACATCCGCAATCGGAAGCTTGTATGCGCCAAAGTCTGATGCATTTTCACGGTCAAACCAGAGGAACGCCTTGCGGTAATCTTCACTAGGCTCATCCTCTGAATCAAGCAACTCACGGAATCGACCCATAGCCATAGTAGAGTCCCAAGCGCGATCACGATCAGCAAGAGGCAAATCTTGATAGGGAACAGCTGATTTAAAACCGGTAACGTCTGCACTGTTGTTCATTGGGATTGTAACTAGAGAGACCTCCCAGAGCTTAAGTCGCTTCAGTTTGCGAATATTGCCATCCCATTCATAGTCGTCAATCGAATAGCCAATAGACATTTTGCGAATAGAGCCAACACGCATCTGGGGCATAACACGACCCTTTACAAAGTCGTCATCCTTTGGCATTCGACCCTTGACCCACAGTCCTTTGCTGTCTGATCGAATTTCATCATACACACCAATAGGCATGTCGTGGCTGTGCTGCCAAAGAACGGGGAGCTTCTCCGAACCAGAATAATCTTTCATGGTTTCGTCAAAAGCACCGGACATCACGATATCATCGCCACGGTCCAGATTGCCGTAGGTACTTGCGTACCCCTCGAAAGTATAAAATCCGTCGTCGGCTTCCTTAACGTCTTTGACCTCAAAACCAACAACCATACGCTTCATGGTCATGTCATTAAAACCTTTTTCAGAATCAATTTTATCAAGTTGCTTGTCTTTTGAATCGGCCCAAGACTTTCCAGCATCACCACCCCACAATTCCCAAGCAATTCTACCAGCAGACGGGAACCCTTCTTCACCAGAGTTGAACCCTTCTGCTTCCTTGTCCACCTCGTGACGGGCAAAATAAGAAACCATGCGGCGCACCGTGTCAGCAGATAGCTCCTCACGGTTTTTTAGCTGAGTAGCACGCGCAACGCCTACATCTGTGCCGCCACGCCCAAACTCTTTTCGCCACTCTAAACCTTTGGTGGCATTGCTCGCCATTTGTTCTGTTGGCTTCAGGTCAATTTCTTCGCCGCGATATTTAGCCATTGTTTACATTGTACTCGCTACTACAGCGACAATTAATCCAAAGTTGAATAGGTGCCGATGATGGGTCTCCGGGATATTTTAACTGATACCCTTCAAGAATAAAAGGTTGGTTTACTTTAACCGTCGATCCGTTTTCTTGCCTGTGTGATTGCCGAACTCTTGAATCACCAACAGTCCTCCAAGTTTTCGTAACATCCCTCTGTTGAATTTCCTCAATTGGCCTTCCCGGCTCAAAAACTTGGTTGCGCAACGGGAAAGGACGGACACCAGCA